TTTTGAATATATTTAAATAGGAACATTAATAACAAAATCTTCTCTCGTCACGGTTGTAGCCTTTACCTTCATAAATACCGCGTCTTCTTTTTTTACCAAATCCAAAAGCTCTGCACTCGCCCATCGGTTATCCCTTTGGAACATGTTCATAAGAGCCTTAAATATCACCGGATATTGTATTGCGTTCGTTGTCTGTCCGATAAAATCGGATGGTAACCCGTAATCCTTGAATTCCGGAATACAGCCTTTCAAGGCTTCCAATATAATTTTCAACGCTTGTTCCATAGACGTACCGAATTTCTTCACCTTCAAATCGTCATTCTTAAACTCGAATTCGGTATCTATGTCTTTGCCTAACACATTCTCCCCTACAAGCGTATCTACCACATTATCCACATAATTCACACCGACATTCCGAAGATTCACGGCAAATGTATTACTTCCCCGTCCTGCTTCATAATCTTCTTCTATGATGTATTGTGGTGTAGTTATAGAAGTCCAATCGTCCTCTGGGTCTGTCATTGCAATTTCTTCCGCAACATTCTCGAATGTTTCTCCTGTCCTTAACTGCTTGTCAAGTTGTAGGGTGTTCTGTCTTCCTATGGTTGCGCTTCTTAGCCACCTGTCAGAATTTTTTATTGTCAATATCTTTGTTTCCACTTCCGAAAAGTTGTCTAATATTTCCCACATAGAAATATCGTCCAACTTGTTTTCGTGAAGCTGGAACATAGGCTCTACGATATTAATTTGCGCTATCATCTTATCCAACTGATAGAATGATTCTGCATTCAGTTCTCCTCCCTGGTAATAATCCACTATGTAAGCATAGTAATTGTTGCAAAAATCAACATAATTTTGGAAGAACTGTTTTATGTCATACCCGGTAATATTTTTGAACTTGGCGTATGCCGTTTCCATTACTGCGTCCATCCTTTAACCTCCTTTATTATAACAAAGCTGCAAGTGAAGCCGCCAAATCATTAACACCTTTCTGTATTGCAGCAGCCGTACAAATTTTAGTAAGTGCTGTTTTTGCTTTCTGTTCTCCTGCCACCGCTTCTATAGGGGCTATCGCTGTCATTGTAAGCGAATATTCCCATATCATATTACGCTGTAAACTTTGGTTCAGCACCAATCCAGTAGGAGGAACAGTCACTAAATAACTCTCACCCAAAGCCATATTATAGAAGTAAAGACGAAATGGCAAACCGTCCTTATCCACACCATTACTTTTTGATATGATAGCTTGTAATATTTTCGTACATCCATATCCGTTCTTAACAGAGGGGTCGAACGAAGCCGACTTTAAGGAGTTCGTATTTTTACCCGAAATATCGCTCAAACTCCATTTCCCGGCTGATAAACTATAGGCCGCTCCTGCCAGACTTGACGCACCGCCACCAAGCGACAACAGCAATTTAAATGTTCGTCCGAAATCGCCTCTTATCGTAATGTCTTGTGGTACAAAAGTAGGAGAAGACAATACCGTTACTCCTCCTGCCGTGTTCCTTATATTTTCCCTCTTCGCTTCCGTCTTGCTTATCGCATTCGGGGTAATAGGGAATGTGAAAAAATCTATCGTATTGTTCTTTGAATCTGCCAGTTCAAGCGTACAAAGATACACCTCAAAATCATTCGGAAATTGAGATGCTAATATAGCTCTTCCAGCCGTCTCTATCAAAGACCCTGCTTTTTGTATTGCTGCCTGCGCGACGTTTGCCATAATCTTTTCTTATCGTTTTCAAAAATACGAAATAATTATCAATCCGAAAAAGTTACCGTGCTTTTTATTCCGTCGAACTGCAACGGGTTTACTGCCGCTACCGCACCGACCCCAGCACCGAATCCGGCTTTACCTCCATCCATCGCAGCCGAACTTGCAAGCGCTGTTTGCCATGCGTTCTTTAGCGTCATTATCTGATTCTCTACATTATTCAATAACTGTATTAATGTATTCGCCAGTGTTAAAGGCTCCTTCGCATTGTTTATATTGACCTTCTGTCCAGTCATAAGCTTTATTAGATTCTGCGTTAGCTGAATCATTTCTGTATCATTGTCATAACCCAATACTACACCGTTATCGTCTATAGTCATATGGCTTTTCCCATCGTGAAAATTAACATCCACAGTGTTAGGGTCAGCCTTTATTACGGTTGTCTTGTCCTGGGTCTTCCACGTAAAATTAGCCCCTTCCATGTTCATAGAAAAACGCCTTATTTCCTTATCCTTTTCTTTCACGTCCTCGACCACATTAACGACTTCCGCAATGACTTCATTATATCCGGTTATCTTCACCTTCTTGGAAGCCACTATCTCGGCTTCCCCCGAACTCTGCAATCTTATCTTATGTTTTTCATTGCCTCCTAATGTAACGTTGAAATTTACGGGCTTATCTATAGAGGTAAGGTTCATGTTCCATTCCTGGTTACGTGGGTCTATCGTCATAGACATAGTTACCCCTTCCACCTGCTTTTTCATCCGTATAACATCCTCGCTCCATGCCGGAACCTCATCATTGCCTATAAAGGTGCCTATGACTGTAGGCTGGTTAAGGAAATCGCTGCTCGCTATCATTACCTGGCATCCCTTCTCACCCGGTTTTTCGGGAAACCATATATTGTTGATAGCCTCGTTGGTAATGCGTGCGTCATTGCGAAATATACCGCCTTCCATCATCACGGCTACTATATTCGTCCTAAATACCGTATCTATATACGCTTCCCTGCCTACATCCGTGGGTATCATTATATACCCCTTCATTATAGGCGGCAAATTGTTACTGCTTATTCTTGGTGCTCCTCCTGCCATTATTCAAGTCCTCCGAAATATTTCCTGTTCAAAAAATAGTCAAATTGCTGCTTGTCAACAGTCGGGTTGTCGTAGGATGTTATCTGTCCGCTTTCCGCTTCCTTCGCCTTCTGTCTCAAACCGCTTAAGTCCACCAACTTAAAGTAATCGGGTGTAAATCCGGACGCTGATTTTTCAGAAACCGAATTGTCGTTTCTTTTTACCGCTTCCATCAGATTTCCTTTAAGTATAGGTACATAAAATCCTCTTTCCACCTGTAAAACAGTACGCCTATCTACCCCGTCACGGTTAAATGATATGGTGTTGGTTACATTCGTCACATAGAAAAACTCGTTCGTACTTTGGTTCAGCACAAAGGTTCCCACTTTTATACGTCTGTCCCCGTTTATCTCTATCGTTCCGCACCGGGTAAAAGGTACATACATGTTGCTTTCAACAAGGTAAATCAAGTCATTCAGCATTGTTGCTTGGTAAGTAGAAAATATCTTCTGATTTTCTGCCCCGTTCTGTATCATGCGAATACAGTACATATCCACGAAATCCATTTTCCTGTTACCCCATCGTTCCACATATTCTTCCAGGTACACAATAGGAACGAAAGCCAATCCCGGCTTGTCACGTCCACCTACCTGTGCATTCTGTGCGTGTAACTGGAACCAAGTATAAACGCGTGGGTCGTAGCTCAGATTATACGATATTACATTATCCGGTGTTATCGTAATATAGTTTTCAGACTTGAAGGCATCTTTTATCGCCTTCTCCGTAAACGGTGGCTGTCTTACAATGACATCAATCGTGTTTATATAGGTGTCAAAGAAAAATTCTGTCAAAGGATATTGACAAATACGCTCCATGTACTGCATCAGTGTTCCGTTCGGGTTCCCCAGCCCCGTATCTGTCACAATCCTTTCCATTATATCCCCGGACACCTGTAGCTTGACAATCTGCCATATCCCCCTTACCTTCAAATCCTGCTGCCCCGGAATGCTGTATGCCGTTATCCGCTTGTCGCCCCATGAAGAAAACACTTCATCGCTGCAAACTCCGATAGAAGACATTATGTTTATAATAAACCAAATGCATTCATTTATTGTTTTGTATCCCAAATTCCATACAAACTGATACTCACCACCGAACACATTACGTCCGTTCCATACGCCACCCGTTTTCCTTAACAGCCAGTTCTGTATAGTATCATTGACATTTTCCAGCGGTATGAAGTAGCTTCCGTCCTCCACAAACATTTTTGCAATGTCGCGACCGCTTATGACAGTGCTCTTTGAATTGTCTTCCGAAGAATAGGTCTCCATTACGCTGTCTACAAAACCTATCATATCCCAAACATTATAGTTCGGCCCGTTATTGGCAAGCTTGTTCAACGGTACAAACAAATCGTTGGCATTTTCACTGTCCGAACTTCCTTCCAGTCTCAGCCGCTCAAACCGGATAAACACTATGTCGTTTATCTGTACCACTTTTTCAAGATAGGATTTATAATCATATCCTTTAGGGGTTACAACTGGGAATATATCATAATATCCTGCACCGTACACGTTCGACATATTGGCATCCTTGAAGGGTGTTATGTTAATCGAAAACGTGCCGTTCTTGAATCCTTTGTCGGTAGAACATGTATTGACGAACTGGCTTACATCCACAACCTTGTTTATAGCCTTACAGTATATCCACACCTTAATGTTTATAGGTTGTACTTTTGTCCTTACCGACATTTCCTCGTCCAGTGCAACCACATTGTCAGCTACATATCCTTCCTTATCCTGTAGAAGCTTTGTCAAATTTTCAGACCAATAAGCCGAAAAATCGCGTTGCTTCATGAACATATCGCTCTTTGACGCTTTTTGTATGAGCAAAGGAGAATCCTTTATAGGGAAGGAAAGAGGAGTATTCGGCTTGATATACGGCAAATTCTTGTTTGAATACTCGTTCTTGTACTTCTCTTTCTCCCAATCGTCGTATGTGGCCCAAATGGCGTCCAGGTTTGAAATTTTGGAAATCTCGTTTACCACATCCATAAATTCCGGAACCGATAATTTCTTTGCTTCCGGTGTATCTGGTCCCAATCCCTTTTGCCAATCGTCTATAAACGTTTGGGGTTCTACATTGTACTTATAGCTCTGTATGTTAAATATATTTACTTTCATCGTTCTTGCTGTATCACTTTATTTGCTTCCGACACACCGTTAACTCTTTCTCTTGCCCACTCGTCTAAAGCGCGTTTAAACCATTGAGAAATAGCTCGTCCGGCATCCACTCCTCCGCTTACTGTACTCATATTGACTAAACCGCTTCCTCCTGTGGCAGATTGCTGAATTATCTTCTCTTTCGGAACCTCCAACTCCATATCAGCAACCTTTTTACCTCTGTCGTTTATTTCTCTCACCAAATCTCTAATCTCCCCTAAAATATTGGCTCCTTCCGACATCTGGCGGTTCATATCACTTGCCAAAATAGTTTCCCCTGTGCCTACAGTCCTTCGTGCTGCGTCCCTATCATAAGCTTCTGTAGGAGTTTCCCTAATCCTTTGGCTTGCTTGTTTATACAAGTCAAACAGATTGCTCACAAGCTTAGATGGGTCACTATCCTTTTGTATCGTGGAATTGATGTCATTCCAAGACAAATTAGGGAATATTTCGGACATTGCCAAACGTAACTGTTCAGAACCTCCCCCGGTACGTTCTACAACCCTATTCAAGAAGTTTTCCATAACTTCGGGGTCTGCCGCTCCTGCACGTATCTTTTCCAGTTCTTCCTGGATTTCCGAATAGGATGTTTTGTCCGGCATAACTTCCTGGATAGACCGTACAAGCATTGCATTCGTCACCTCATCTTTTGATATTCCTTGTCCGGTGAATGCTTGCTGTACCCTTTCAAGTTGTCTTCCCTGCAATCCGGTTGCCTGGCGTATTCCGCTAAACATCGCTGCAAGCTCCTTTGCGTCAAACTCACCTCGCTTTGAAAGAATTTGGTCGGACTGTGTAACGAAAGTATCTAAACTTTCTTCCATTGTAGAGGCTATTTGTTCAAACGGAATGCCTAAATTTTTCATTGCCTGCTCGAACTCTCTGATAATTGCAGAAGCCCCGGTACCCGAATCCTGGTCTCCGAACCTCATTGCACCCTGCAAACGGTTGACCGCATTAGGTGACAATCCGAACAATCTTTCCGCAGCCATTACTGACTGCGTTTCTTTTACTGCATACGGGTCGTATTCATTGCCACCGACAAAACGCCCCCCTCCTGCACGTATCAATTCGGCACGTCTTCCAAGGTATGAAGCATAATCCATACCAAGCGATTCAGCCGCATAACTTCCTTCCCTTCCAGCTTGTCTGAAAGCTTCCCCGGCTGATACACCCATAACCTGTGCATACGGGATAACGCGTCTTTCACCTTCCGCATATTTCCCGAAAGTTGCCATCATCTTTTCTGCTGCAAGCTGTGCTGGCTGCTCTATGCTTCTGGCAATCACATCCCCAATTAAAGGAATCCATCTATAAGCGTCTGCCTGGTTCGCAGCCTGCAAACGTGTATAATTTGCGGCAGTCTCCACGGTTCCTTGGTATTGAGAACGTGCTTCAAATTCCTGCTGCCGGAAATATCTTTCTGACAATACGTTTTTAGCGGTATTGAATGCCGCTAAACCTCCAAGACCGCCCAATATTCCTTTTAATCCTCCTCCGAATATATTTAGTCCTCCTATTCCACCCGTGCTTCCGGTAGGTGGTACAATACCTCCAGGTGTCCCTGTTCCACCTCCGAAACCCGAACCGGAAGTGGCTTTCTGCATTTCTTCCAATATGTTTTCTGCACTGTCTTCTATAACAGATACAGAATTTGCAATAGTTTCCAGATAACGGGTAATACTGGTTTTTTGATTTTCCTCACCCGACCCTTTTTCAAGTCCTCTCAAAGCGGAAATGACGTCACGTCCTATGTTATCCGTTACCGCTCCCAGTCTTGTAATAGCACGTATTATTCCCTCGTCGGAAAACTTGATTTCCGTCTGTCCGTTATCCGTTATTTCCGGTCTTCTCTGTATTCTGTCGTCTTCCCTTAACAGAGGTCTGTTTGACTGTTCAGAGACAGCGTTTAAATTACCCTTTTCCTTTATAGCGGTTGTGTTTTCCGTTATTGTCTGGGTATTCTTTTCAATATTCACGACATTTTCAGTTATATTCTCCGTATGCCGCGAATTGTCCGTTCTGTTTTCGCTGTTATCCTGGAAATTCTTGGAATTATCAACATTCGTAACGGATTCGTCTATGTTTTCGACGTGTCTGTTTATCTCTCTTAATATTTCCTTCTGTGTTTCCTTTGTTATCGGCTCTTCCCCTACACTTCTTTCTATAGGGGTTACCTTCCCTCTTTGCGGTTTCCGTGTCAAGTCCCATGTCATAGAACCTGTTTCCTCGTCTATGATGGGTTCAACGTCCGGTATAGGTTCCTGGACCTTCCTTCTCCTTCTTCTTGGCACTGGTCTTTCTTCCAGTTCTTCTGTAAGCAAAGGTTCTTCTACATCCGTTTCCGGTATTGGTTCTTTCCGTCTTGGTTCCGGCTGTACTGGTTCCTCTTTTCTTCTTGGTGACACGTCCCATGTAATAGACCCGGTTTCGGGGTCTATAATAGGCTGTTCCGGTCTTGGAAGTTCTTCTGTAGGCGGTTGTCTCCTTATCGGTCTTTCCGGCATAGGAGACGGTTTTTGTATTGTGGTTGCATCAATGGCGGCAGACTGTCTTTTAAGGTCAAGTAACAGCCTTTCCAGCTCGTTACGGTCTTCCATCAATGCAAGTTGTTCCCGTAGCTGTGAAATGCTTTTATCGGCTTCCTGTGCGCTCTGCATGGAAGTCTGGTTTATCTCGCGGTACAAAGAAACCGCTTCTTCTCTCAACTGTCTTAGCGGTGTGGTATCGGCCGCAATCCTAATCCTCTTGTCTTCTGCCATCACTCCTTATTCTTTTGGCTTTCCTCGTATTCAGCCATCCGCGCCATTTCTTCACGGAAAGCCTCAATCTGACTTTGCGTTATTTCCTTGGTATCGGTTTCCTGGTCTACCATTTCGTCATAGGAATCTTTCAGCCATTCACCGATATTCGGAACATATTCAACTTTCTTTTCCTCGTCTTCCAAAGCCTGCTTAAACATCCGGTCTTCCTCGAACTCAAAAAGTTGCTGGAAGAAAGAACATTTCTTGTGTTCCTCGGACATAAAAGCAATATTATGTTTTTTCCTGTACCACCTGTCAAGCGGAAACTTGTTGTTCCATCTGACTACAAATGTCCTAAAATCTTCCTTTTTATCTCGCTCCATCATACAAAATCAATCAAAAGTGGGGATATAACCCATAACAGACTATACCCCCACACTCCTCTGAATAACTAAACATTCAAACTATAGTAATTCTCGCTCGAATACTCTTATCGGTTGGGGTTCATCATTTTTTCAACTTCTTTAATAAAGGGCAAAACCTCCTTGTTGTAAATATCCCTTACCTCTACATAGTCCTTAATACCAAGCTGTTTGAAAGAAGTCACTTTCATATCTGCCAGCAAATCGGGCAACATTACTGTAAGCGTCGCTTCAATATCTATCATATCCAAAGCGTCAGCCGCAGCCTGCGTTCTGTTTCCCAACAAGGTATTATAATATCCACGGCCTAAAAACTGCTTCTGAGTTTCAATCTCGTAATACTGTCCTACTGTAGGGAAGGACATCTTATATTCATGTCCTTTAATCTTAATAATCTTATCCTCCATAATCACAAAACATTATTCGTTACAAAAGTATTTATATATTACTTTAAATTAATACATAGGTAATACATATTGACGCTTCACCGTCCCGGCTACTGCCGACCACTCCACGTCCATAATCCCATCTACCACGGGTAACTCTCCTATGAGGTTCTGGCTTTGAAGTCCGAACCTCTTTATATTTATCGCTGCTAACAAATCTCTGTCGTTCAATTGATTACAATTAGGACACGTCCATTCTCGCTGCGACAATTTCAGTTCATGGTTCACATATCCACAAGTGCACATTTTAGAACTTGGTTCAAACCTTCCAATTTTTATAAGGTTTCTTCCGTTCCATTCGCACTTGTACTGCAATTGTCTGAAAAATTCATTCCAACTTGCAGATGATATGTGCTTTGCAAGGTTATGATTTTTCAACATTCCGTTTACATTCAAGTCCTCAATGATTATCGTTTGGTTTTCACGGACAATCCTTGACGTGACTTGGTGTATGAAATTTTTACGGCAATTTGTTACTTTCTCATAAGCCTTTGCAAGTCTTTTTCTTGCATTTTCTCTTCTGTTACTTCCTTTTTGCTTTCTTGAATACCTTCTTTGCAATACTTTCAATCTTTGTTCGGCTCTTTCAAGATATTTCGGATTCTCGTAGACTTGTCCGTTTGAAAGAACGGCAAAATCCTTTATCCCGACATCAATACCAACAGTTGTATCGTACTTTATATCCGGTTTTTTAGGAAGCTCTTTCCCGTCGTCAACAAGAACGGAAACATAATATTTCCCGGTTGCTGTCTTAGTTACCGTTACGGTTCCTATCTTTCCCTCAAAAGTCCGGTTTTTGTAGAATGATACCCAGCCGATTTTGGGAAGCTGAATTTTATTTGAATTAAAATCTACCTTAACACTGTTTATTGCTTTGTAAGATTTCCAATTGTCTTTCTTTGACTTGAATTTCGGAAACCCTTTCTTTTCACGAAAAAACCTCGTAAAAGCACTGTCCATGTTTCGGATAGACTGTTGCAAGCATTCGGTTGAAACTTCGTTCAGCCAAATTTTATCTTCTTCTTTTTTGAGGCTGGTTAGCATCTTACATAAATCAACACAAGACAATCGTTTCTTTTCCTGCTGGTACGCTTCAATTCTTTTTGATAAAGCCCAATTATAAACAAACCGGGTACACCCAAAAGACTTCTCAAAGAAAATCTTCTGGTTTTCATTCGGTTTCAGTTTATATTTATAGGCTTTTATCATAATGCAAATATAGTTATTTTAAAGTAAAAAACAAATGTTTTAGTTTAAAAATTAATACCAAAATGGTATATAATTACCGTTACAAATATACATCATTAATCGGTTAAATCAAAACTTCACCCTAAAATATTGAGACAATGTAATTAACGCTTGTCTTTCTGCATGTTCTTCTTCTGTCAAATCCACCTTATCAAGTTCAATCAATCGGTTTGTTATCTCGTGGAACAGCTTGTTGTCGGTATACTTCAATGCTATTTTCTTAATAGTTGTAGAATCGTTAAATTCCTCGAACACCTTACATTCCTTTTTGTCTTTAAGGTCTGTCACTTCAATTTCCTCAATAGATAGAAAACATCTATATCCTAAAGCGGTCTTTACCAAATCCTTTTTCATAACATTACCCTCCTTCTTTATTTAAAAACATGGTCTATAAAAATCGTATTTCTTACCCATTCACCTTTATGTTTCACGAACATATATCCTCTAATTATTGCTGTTTCATTCATTTGGCTTGCAAAATCATATGCTGCTTGCTGGTCTTTACCAAATTCCTTGTTGATTGAACCGGAATTATTGTTGACATTGTATCTCAAACATGCCGGGACTTTCTTTCTATCAGTAATCATAGCCTTGTCCTCCCTTCATTACCAAATTAAATTTCTTGCAATAGTGCAATTGGCATACTTCTTAACCAATTCCTTTTCCATCTTTTTGAACTTTGCGTTATGCGTTGCATTACCTTCATTTGCAATGCAAATCTGATGCGCTACTTCATGGCACAAAGCATAGGCAGAACCGACATTGATTCTATTCAAGTCAATAGAAATTGATTTCGGTTTGTTAGCCACATAAGAACAACAAGCACCGCCCCTTCCAACTTTACAGAACTTCAATGCAATTGCCTTGATACCTTCACTAACACAAATGAACTTGTACAACTCTTTGAGAACCTTGATATCGTTTTCCATTTTCTTATCTTTTATTTGTTTGACTTCGTTTATCTCTTTCTCACATTGCAAAGATAAGATTATGTTATGACATACGCAACTGCTTATGTGTAAAATATGTTAAAACAATGTTTTTATAAGTCTATTGCATACCGCTTTTATAACTGGAACCACAACTGTATTCCCCAATAAATCAAATCCTTCTTTCTCTGATACATCAAACTGATAATCTTCTGGATATCCAAAGAGTCTTAACCCTTCTCTAAGAGATAACTTTCTTAAACCCTTTCCATCTATTACTACCAGTTTCTGCATATCCATAGCGACCAGAGTAGGAGCTATGGAAGATGGGTTTAATATCTTGTTTATCTCAAAGCTAAGATTTCCTGTCACTATATTATAACCTTTCTCTTTTGTCGTATCGTATTCTCTTTTAATGATATTATTAATCGTAACTTTCTTTTTAGGATGTTCATATACCAAATACCCCTTCTTTACTAATCCGTCCAACATTTTATCCAAATTAGTATTATTGTAAAAAGTGGTTATCATTTCTTTGGTAAGTGGCATTCCATCCATCCAATCTATACCCCATAAGTAAGACCATTTTTTCATTCTTCTTTTTACAAGAATCAAATTAAGTAATTCTTTTTCTTCTTTCGTTGTTTCTCCTTTCAAATCAATATCCCAACTATGTATATTGTTTTCCCCACCTCTTTTATCTTTAATTGATTTACCATAAAGTTCTGAAACATCATATTTTAATAACAATAAATCAATAAATTTACTTTTAATTGTTGGTTTTCCTTTATCCAACACATCACATAAATTGCACTCTAAAACTGGAAAGTTATTTAAATCTATTTCTTCTTTAAAACTCCCAACTATATAAATCCTTTTTCTTTCTTGTGGTACACCAAAATATTTTGAGTTTAATACACGAAAATTCACTCTATACCCTATAGCTTTTAAATGTTCCATGATAATTTTAAAAGTCCTGCCGTTATCATGGTTCAATAATCCATCCACATTCTCTAAAATGAATCCTTTGGGTTTCTTTACTATCAGAATACGCTCTATATCAAAGAAAAGATTACCTCTAATGTCAGCAAACCCCAATCTATTCCCAGCAACACTAAAGGCTTGACAAGGAAAATCAGCACATAATACATCAAAATCGGGAATAGTGGCTGCATCCACTTTAGTAATATCCCCCACTATTTCTTCATTAGGATAATTCTGTTTCAACACCTTTAAAGCATGTGTTTTTATTTCAGAAGTAAATACACAAATAGGGGTATAACCAGCTTCAATAGCGGCCAGTTCTAATCCTTTACGGATTCCTCCAATCCCTGCGAATAAATCTATAAAACGTAAAACCATATTCTATATCAAATCTACACTTACTTGTACTTCTTTGTCATCTTCACGTAAACTATTGATTGCCAGGAAGTTAGCCATTACCACATCATCGTGTCCACTTGCTGCCTCCAGTTTCCCATTATCACTTCTGAACGTAATAGAGGAAAATTCACCGAACATCAAGTCAACCGCCTGCCTCGTTTCTCCCATCGCATAAGGGCATTTTATCTGACCTCTTTCAAACATTGCGGATAAAGAAGGTAATCCGGTATATAAGTCTTTCTTGTTTCCTTCCGTTGTGGTGAATGGTTCTATGTTCTTAAGTCCTCTTTCCTTTGCCAGCCCGGATAGTATAGACTGGAAACCGTTAGCCTCACACCGTATCTTATTAGGGTGGAAAAGCCTGTCAAGCTGTACAATCTTATCTACCTGTTCATTATGCGACATACCGCGTTTCCGGTAATAATACAACAAATAGTAGTTGTCCATCGCATCTTTCCCCCATACCGAATACACCGTATAGTCCGCTCCGATATTACCGGAAACGGCAAAGTCCACACCTATATGTACTCTTGTAAGCTTGAAAGGGAAATCATCTATACTTGACGCAAAACGTATCGTTTCCATTCCTATAATACTTCGCATCAAATATTCATACGGAAATATCGTTGACGTGTCACTGATAGGAACAACCAGATATTCACGGTTAAACACAATCGTTCCAAGTTCTTCCTTTTTCGCCAATATCTGTTCAAACGTGTATCTGTCTGGTGCTAATGGTCTACCATCCGGAAACAATATCGGGTACTCAAAACAATAAAAACGCTTGTCTGCCTTCAATATCTGGTACAATTCATTCGGTGCAGAAGAATAGGGTGTACCAGTTACAAGGAAATAACCGTACGGTTCTACAATCGGCTCTATTGTACCTTTCAAAAGTTCTTTCAATTTCTCTCTTTGTTCGTCCGAATATAGGGAGCTTTCGTCCGGCATATCGTCACACAAACAAGCCCCCACGTGCAGACCTCGAATCATTGAATCCTTACCGCGTACATGGAGCGTACTTCCTGTTTCCGTCTTTATAGCAGTTTCTCCAATTGAAGCCTTGTTATAAGGGTTGAGTTTTTCCTTTATCAAGTCGTTCGCTTCTATCTCTTCCGTTACCTTTGCTATCTGTACCTTTGCCAGCGTAAAGGTGTTGGTAATATAGCATGTTTCTTTCCGGTTGGCATTGTCTACCGTGTCCTGCCTGTAGGCGGTCGGTCTTGTGTACGACCATAAACGCCACAGAATGAAGGCATAAGACCATTGATAACTTTTGCCACTCGCGCGTGCGCATAGATAACAACTCCACGGGTATAATTGCGTCAAATTAGACCACTCTATATTACGCCACCCTAACCGGAATTTAGGCAACATGGTTGTTATGAAATAATTGAGGGACAATATTTTAAGCGTATTGTCCATAGAGGCTTTCACGTTATCCACATAGGATAAACTTTCTGAATCCAGCGTCCGACCCAGATACAGCGCCTTTTCCGACTGATGCACCATTTCCCTAAGCATGGTATCAACGTCGTTTCCATATCCTTCAAGCAACTGGTTAAGCGCCTTTTCCGGCAGTCTCTCTATGATATTGTCTACTGCATTGTATAGATATGTAAGCTGGTTATTTGTAAGTATTCCTTTTCCGTCACCTGTCAACATAGCTGAAAGTCCTCTCTATATCTCCTCTCTTTCTTCTGCACCATTTCCATACCTTCACCCCTTAACTTCTTCACATAGGAGATAAACAGCATTGCATTCGCATCCACATCATGTTGTGCCCTGTGCGCTTCCACAAGGTCTATGCCTGCATTCTGGCAACACGTGCCCAGCTTGTAGTCCATCTGTTCCAAAGACGCCATGTGTGCAAACTGCATCGTGTCTATGTAGTATTTTACGTAATTGTCTATATTATCGTTCATGTAAGCGAAGAAGTTTTTCAGAAACGGGTTATCGAATCCTACGATATTGTGCCCTACAAGCGTACACATCTGACGCGGGTTCTTGTATTTGGCGAACCATTTCTTGCAAGTGCTGTATATCTCTTTCAATGGCACCGCATTCTCTTCTTGGACTTCTTTTGTTATGCCGTGTACTGCCGTTGCTTCCTCCGAATATCCTGCAAGTCCTTCCTTGTAGTTATACGGGAATATCATTTCTGCACGGTCTATTATTTCCAACTTTTTCATGTCTATGCACGACATAGCCATTTCTACCAAAGGGATATCCAAAAAAGCCTGCTTCTCCTTGCTTGGCAATCCCCCGGTTTCAAAGTCATAGACAATCACGAAATTACTACTTGTTTTCACGTTACCAAAATTTATTTTAAACTACCCCATTGTTCCGCTATCGCTTCCGCAATGCCCGGAAATGTCTTGCTTCTTATCTTCTGTCTTTCCTCTTTAGGCAGTCCGTAGGCATCACAATACCATTTCTGCATTCTAAAACCATTCTTTCCTTCCACCACTTCACCTTTCCCGACAATCTTTGTAGGAGTGAGTTTAGGCAGATTTTTAAGCCATAAACAAGTCTTCTTGCTTGCTTCATCCCCGAACATCCAAGGTTCTATGATTTGGTCTGCCTTTCTGAACCTTGTACTCATAATCCCTACTGGGTTCTCTATGGCAATTCTTTTTACGTCCGAATTATATAGCTCCATAAAGAAATTAACGGCTTCTTCTCGGTCTTTCGCCCTGTTTGGATATTTCGGATGTGGTCTTCTCTGTTCTATCGGCAGCCCCTTATCTTCCGGGTGATAATACTCTTCACCGTTTTGCAGCTTTCCTCCGAAATTGGGAATAACCTGCAAAACATCCTGCTTGAAATGCCATTCGGGGTGCCCACCGCTACAGTCTACAATGTCACAACTAAAGGCGTTATGTCCTCGTTTTCTAAAAGCCTCACAAACTCTCTGACTTTCTTCACATGCTACCAATACATTCATTTTCTTCTTCCTCCACTACCGGGTTATTGTCATTTTCCAATACGTTGTACATCTTAATTGTACAGTGCTTTTTAAGGGTTACTACAATCTCGTTTCCTCCCAGATATTCGGGCAAATGTCCTCTCATTATATATGCCTGCACATCATTACGGGTAAACCGTTTCCCGTTCTGCTTCCGGAAATTATCGTTCATCCAGATAAGCAATCCTTTCGCATTTACATCTTCTATTAAAAATTTTCCCATACTTTTATTTTATTGTTAACAATCTTTCAAAATCCCTGTCCCGGTCTTCCTCACTCTTATACACAACCCATAGATTCTTTATAGGGTTGCCCTTGAATGACGCACTTTCATCTTCCAATTTGTTTATCACTATAGCCGGGTTCCCATCCGAATACCAATCTTTTTCATATGATATAATGAAATACTTCATAAGGGCGTGTTCCCCGTCACTGAACACAAACATTCTGCCTTTTGAACGTTCCTCGTATTCTTTCCATGCTTCAACTTCTTTCTGAAATATTTCCGCTTTTTCGCTATTAGGGTTTTCCAAATAGTCTATTATCTTTTTGGATATCCTTTTCAGTCCTATAGCGTTGAACACTTCCGCACATCCTATCAATATATCAACGTCTTTTTCCATGCTCTTTCTCCAAAAGTTTTTCTATCCTTTCTTCCGGTATCTGATTCTTAAGACTTTTTCTGTCTCCGAAATCGTATATCTGATGGCATTCCATACATGCCAGAACTATGTTTTCCGGGTCACAGCGCAAACCTGGGTGTGCTCCCCGGCTCAATATATGGGAGAAAAAAATAGGCTTCATTTCAAGTCCCAACCATTTCCCGCAATGGAAACAATAATGGGGATTCTCCTCCCATACCTTGACAAACACTTCATTAAGCCTGTTTTCCTCTTCCTTCAATGAAGCTCGGTTCAGTTTCAATTTCTTTCTATTGTCGTAGCATTCCTTACATAACCATCGGTTACGGTCGTATATGAAATGGTTCTCCTTACAAGAAACACACGGTCTTACTTCTTCCTTCACTGTCTTGGTAATTATATACATGTTTACACTTGTATCTATTTGTTAATAAATTTCTTAACTGGGTTATACCCAAACCCTCTATAGGGTGGCATTGCTGCATCCCCCTTTACTTTTCTCATAATATTATAGGCTCCGTTTATATCTGCATTGAGTAAAATTCCGTCCTTTGTTCTGAAAAGACCTCTTTTTACTCTCTTTCCAATATAACTATCATGATGTTTTACCTCTTCTAAATCTAAAGAACTGCATTTTGACGTGTGAGATTCGTTTATTTCAACAAATCTTAGTCCTTGTCTTTCAGATTTATACCTTAACATTGATATGAAAGTTTCAAACGGAATTGAAACAAAATTCTGATTGTTTCTTTTACCCATATTTACTTCTTGTTTCCATCCGTCATTATGTCCTACTATCAATGTAGTTATGTTGTCTTTCAAGCACATGCTTACAATTTCCTTGCTTGCCTTATGCAAATAATCCTTGACCTTATTGTTTCTTTTTCTTGTAAGGTTCATTAGCCGTCTCGAATTTTCCTTTCCATTTGTTTTCTTTAATTGTGATTGAACTTTAGATTTTTTCTTGTTATAATACTGGTTGATAGACTTTAATTTCTTGCCATCTACCAAAACAGCCCTGTTACTCGTATTCGTTACAATAGAAGCAAGATTGTTAACCCCCAAATCAATAGACATATATCTATTGTTGTTTAGTAACTGTTCCTTTACTTCTGATTCATATACCAATTCTATTACATAACAATCTGCTTTCGGCACAAATCTGACTTGCTTAACTGTTCCTTCCTTGCATTTCGTTTTTAACGGTTTCAGACCTTCTTTCTTTGGAAAGTAAATATATTCTCCTTTATGTCTGAATTGCACATAAGAATAAGAAAATACATTTCTTCCTTTTGTCTTATGTTTGTATTTCGGAAATTTAGGGCATCCGGTAAATTTCTTGTTATCCCTTTTCCATGCTTTAATGGCTGAAAAATAAGATTTCAAATTCTTATCCAAAGCCATTAAAATTTGCTGGGAAGAGGAACCGCTCATAGCCCTAAAATCAACATTGTTTTCTGCAACCATCTTTTTATTAAGTTCTACAGACCTTATCCATTTCCCGGAAACAAGAAATTCTTGCTTTATGATATATAAAGCCGCATTATACAAGTTCTTGGATAAGAAACAAATCCGGTCTAAATCCTTGTACCTCTTATCATTAACTGTTATTATATGTTGTTCCGTTAAATACATACCACAAATATAAATAGAATATTTTAAATTTCCTATTTATTTATATAATTTTTAGTGCAAAGTTCTATATAGTTACCCACTGTCTTTTTCATGGCACAAATATACAAATATTATTTGATAACATAAACTTTTAGTATGTCATTTTTCACAAGCCTTGTAAAATATACAATCCTTACATCTGTTTTTGTCGAATAACCATCCTCCGTACTGGCTGCAAAGTATAAACCCCTTCTCCTTGTTCCAATACTTTTTCCTCAACATCTCCCTGTATCTTTCAGATAAACCCTCTTCCTTCTCCTTAAACGGGCTTATCCATCCTCTTTCTCGCTGGCGTTTATTGGCTCTGAATACCTGGTATTTACTTCTATTGTTCCATTTCTCTATTGCTTTCGGACCTATCAAGTTATAGGGGTCGAACATCATTTCCTTGTATCGGCTGTTCTCTATCATAGAACCTTGAAACACCATATATTCCCATAATGCCCTATTAGAGGAAATCCCGGTCTTTTCCCAGAACTTTTCCATGAGTTCTATTTTTGACCGGGTTCTCTTTAAATTGGGGGTGTAGTTGAAAAGATATTCTATTATCCTTTCAATGGCTGTTTCAATCCTCTTGTTCTCCCCACAATCTTTTTGCTGTGTCATAGTTCTTTTGCATTTCGTTAACCGCCTTCTTCGCATAAGTCAATGAATAGACGTGTTCCCGTGGATATTTGCCGGATTTCAAGCCTTCGTGATATTCTTTGGCTTTCTCTAACTTGTGCTCGTAATAGTCTATACTTTCCGGCATAGATAGATTAATTACCTCCGCTTTCTTGTCCCAATACTTGGCTACTCTTTCATGTTCGACAGCCTTGTCGCTGAACTCAACACTTTTGCCCATATTGTTCCAGGCTTCGTCAATCATTTTTCTATGTCCTCTTTCGCTGTGGTGTCCGACCTTGATAGGTTCTCCCAATGATAGGAAGTCTCTATCTTTATTGGATTTCTCGTAATACTCATTACTCTTTTGTTCTGCCGAAGCCGCCCACATTCTGCGTCTTTCCGCTCTTTGCTTTGCCCACTCCTGGACATTGAAACCGTCTGCACGCACTATCGAATAGTAATAGAATCCGTCCTTTTCATATATCAGATTGAAAACAATGCACTCGTTTTCCTTTCCGTACTTGGTCGTTACTTCGATAACCTCTCCCTTTTCATACTTTTCTTCGCACTTTGCTAAAAACACATTCGGACAAAACTTACTGTAAACGTTCATAACTTCAAAATTTTATTTGTTTGACAATCAAAAATTATTAGCCTTAAATTCACCTCTTAACTCTCCGTTTTTGTACATTCTTACAGAAGCAACAACTACCGTACTGGACAAATAACGTCCGACATCATTTCTCAGTTTACGTTCCAAATCCATAGCCTTTGCCAGTGATTTAGTTCTTTTCTTCAATACCTTACTAAATCCGAAAACTATATCCTTCGTTTCAATCTCAAAGCTATATACATTTGAAAACAAAACCTTTTTCAAATCTTCCGTCATTCTTTCTACATTTGATTTCATATCTTTATCTTTTTATTTGTTTGACTTCTTTTTCTTGGTTCCCTTATCAGAACCACATTGCAAAAATAAGATTTTGTTATGACATACGCAAGTGCTTATGTGTAAAATGTGAGTTGTTTAACATCATTTCACAATACCAATAATTCACTATAATAAAAATATTTTACAAATTACATAACATTTTATTATTCTATAATTAATGTAATTTGTAATTATTTATAACCAAAATAAAAGGGAGTTACTAAATTGTAACTCCCTAATTATCAATTGTTTATAATCAAAATTAAAGTTCCAAAGTTGATATAGGGTAAAGATAAATCCCGCTGATATTGTAACCAGCAACCCCGGATTCCTGTAATGAAAAATTTTGATTATTTACAAAACACGGATTCAGCATGCACATAGTCTGTCCAGTAGGGTCTACTGCTGTCACCATCTTTGTAGTCGAATCCTGGCTCTGAATTGTCTTGCTGTAAATAGCAATGGCAAAACCAAGCTCTCCCAAAATCAAAGTGTCTACAATAGACTTGACGGAACCAAGACGGTGCATCATACCTTCCATTACTGGCTGTTTGAAGTCAATAAAGAACTGGTCTACCGTCCATGTGCATTGATACTGTACGGCCGGAACCTCCTGGTTAAGAAGCGAACCAAGCCCTTGTACGTTCGCACGGGTGATGTTTTCTGCAAATTGCAGATTACGAACAAACCCGGCTACTTGATTATCTATTTTAATATACGCTTTAGGCGCTGTAAAAACTGCCATAATCTTCTAATTTTTAGGGTTTGTTTTATCCACGAATTAAATATCCAGTAAAGAACAACTTAGTGATTTCGTTATTTACCACAATTTTGTAGGTGGTGAAATAAGCGTCTTCCTTTCTTGTTGTCACTACGTCTTTGAACGACAAAATCAGATTGTCTTGTGCGTCCGTTGCAGTTCTTGACTGCAAGTATGCCACAGTCCAGTCTTTAACCGCTCCTGCTGTCAGTGTATTGGCGTTAACACCGTTTTCCTGTCCCAGCAAATCCAATGTCGCATTTACAATCAATTCCTTATTGATTTGTGCGACGATACGCATAAACTGGATAGAATAGGACTGTCCTTTTGCGTTGAACAAGTTGGCGTTGTCCTGCAATGTATTCACACCCTGCAAGATATTGAACTTTCCGGTGTAGTCATTCAATACAGTTGTCAAAATACCGTATTTCAATGCCTTCTTCTTTTCGGAATCAGTCAATGCGTGTTGCAGTCTGTCAACTCCGATTGACTTGAATGTAGGCGGTACATAAGGCGGTTTGCCGCTAATACGTCCCACAATGGCACACAAGTTATACATAACTCCCCACCACCGTATCTTCTGGGCGTCGAACGCAGACACCACGCCTGCCCCACCATGTACAAGCTGCACAAACGAGCTGTCGAACTTCTTCGCCAAATCAATTTCTTTTGAGAAATCGGCTCCCTTGTCATATCCTGCCACATAGAGGAAATGCTGGAATTTGGCTACTCCGTTCATGTGGGTTAAATATGCACGGGTCGTTGCAGAATAGGCATTTTCTCCTACCTGGTCCAGAATGATATTACTGTAGTCCAAACCTACAATCTGGTCCAGTACAGCGTTAAAGTCGTCCATGTCGAAACTTTCTGTACCTCCTACCGCCAAAATATAAGGCTTACCACCCAGTGCCGTTGTAATGTCCACTTCGGTAATCTCACCATTTTCTTCTACATTGGTAGTTGAATCAAGTACGAACGCCAAAGCAAAATTAGAATCATTCTGTGCCCAATCCACAAGTTCTTGCATATTCTTGAATTCCGGTGATTCAAGAACAAGTTCGGGGTCACTGTTTTCCTGCGTGATGTCTCCGTAGGGTAAACCGTCGCTGTATGTTCCGGTATATGTACCTCTCCAGAACTGCAAAATCCGCTTGGTAGCGTCTTCGCGTCCTGCGATAAAGTTCATACCGTAACCCTTTGTTAATAACTCGTCGTTCAATAACGAACCGTTGGCTACCAAACCTTCGTCCAATGTTTTTACCGCAAACGTGCCTCCTGCTGCCGTCGCAAACGTCATTTTTGCACCTGTAGTTGTTGCTGCACGAACAAATTCAAGTTCGGAAATTCCTACTGCGTCGGGGTTTGAAGGGTCCGGTGCAAACAGAGCTTCGGCAACTCTCCACCAAAGACCTCCCTTCATGAAAGCACGAAAATCCGCGATATTGTCGAAAGTATAGATAGCGTTCTGTCCCTGCGCATTCTCGCCATTGATACCAGCACCGCCACCAAATCCGGCTGAATACTTTCCTGTATCAATAATAAGGACTTTTCCATAGTCAAGATTTCGTGCTGGGTTCATTTCCCCACTTACAATAGTGGAGTAGACACCGGGCAATGAAATCTGCCGACCGTTGAAAATAAACGTTGATGCCATATTATTTTTCTTTTATTAGTCCACGAAATTCTGCAAGAACTTCCCTATCAAATCCTTACATTCATATTTTTCGCTATAAAGGTAAACAATTTCCCTCCTTATACCAACTATTTCGTAACAATTTTGTCAATGTCCGATTCTACACCGGGCAATTCATAATCCCTACTATAATTATTCGCACCCCATTTTTCGGCTGCTATTCCTGCATCCTCAAATGCAATCTTATTAAGCAGTTCTTCATTTACCAGTGTTCCTACAATCTGGTCTAAAGTCAAGTCAAGCCTTACAGACTTTATGAATATAGGAATAGGCAGTACGTTCTGATTTGTCATTAATTCCGTTATCCTCACCTCTACCAAATCATATTGGGTAGAAAGCCAGTTGTAGGAACCCATTATCAACGCATACAGAACTTCCGACATAATTATACTTTCCAGCATGTTGTCCGACAGACACATTATTTCAAAGTTATGGAAACGGCTGTCTCTTATTTGCCATGCACCGCCATCGTATATCTGTCCATTCATTTTTCCTATGGAATTGGCTGCTCCTGGGTCTGCCCCCGGTTCCCTTATCACATAAGCTGGCAATCCGGTATTGTCTTTCGGGAACTCGAACAATACCCTCAAATTTCTCGGGTTCGTCATTCCCCTTAAAAACAGTTTCTTCGCCTGGTCGTAAAAGTCGAAATTCCCTTCCTTCATTCCATTAAGAAGCCTGTATAGGAAAGTATTCTGTTCGTCTCCCTGGTGCATCTTGTAATCTTCCGGTATATAGTTCAATATTGATACTATAAACTGCTTTACTTTAACAATTTCTATCATAGTCCTTTAATTTGTTTTAGTGCCTCATCTATCGCCATTTCGGCAACATATTCTATTTGCGCCTCTTCCAAAGCCCTATCCATTAATTTTTTGGCTGTTATACCACCATTAAACCAACTTGTAGGGTCTGACTTGTCGCTAACTCTTCTGAATGTCATATACTGACCTCTCTTTTCCTGGTCCGAACTTCGAGCCTCAACCCTTACAAGACCTTCATATTTTGCCGACTTGTGCATATATTCCGGTACGTTCAGTCCGGGTATGTTTATTTCCTTCCGGCTTCCCTTTACCTGTTGGCTTATCGGCAAGTCTGCAAGTTTCAATGGTTGCCCTCCTGCATTACGTGCCATATCGTACACATCTTTAGGCATAACGGAGCTAAATATTCCGGATTCCGCTATTGCTCCGGGTGTGGCGTGTCTGAACGGTATTGTCAGATACCATCCTAAACCGTCCTTCTTTATCTTTGCCTTGTCCGAACGCTGGAACCCTATCTTTTCGTCAAAAGGTGTTGCTCCTTCTTCCAGCATCATAGGAAGCGGACCTGCTGCCCTTGCAGACAGCACGAATTCTACAGAGGTGGCAGAAGTCCGGTCTACCTGCATGGCAGACCGATATATTCCCCTTGTCTGATGTAATTCAGAATCCACAAGAGCATTCCATCTTCGCATATATTCCTTTACCACATCGTCAACAAGACGTGTACCAAGAAATTCTGCTTCTTGCGGTGTCAATGCGAATTCCGCAACTGTTTCCGATATGTCAACATATAGAGGTAGCATCTTATTCTTCTGCTATGTACTTTATATCACACCCAAACTTTGCAAACAATATCTCTATAAAATCACTATCCGTTCCCGATAAACTTTTCCGGCTCAGTGTTACTACCGTTCCTATCTTATAGGATATCACGTCGTCCAACAACTTGTTAAACCCTTTTCTTTGCGCCAATGTAACGTTAAACGTCACATCCTTATATACATCTTTGGCGTGCAGTCCGTTTTCCCTGCAATACCTTTCCAATGCTTCTATATGCTTGTTAAGGTTATGTTTGTTCATAACCCTTGCATATATTACATTCTTTCTTTGTCCTTTAGACGCAATCGCATATACGGATTCGTCGTCGTAATCTATCCATTGTGTAGCGGAATTATGGGTCTTTATCTTTCCTTCCTTTACATAATTAGATAATGTTGCCCGGCTTATACCCAGGACTTCCAAAACTTTCTTCGCTCTCATATACAAAATGTTTAAAAGTGTACAAATCTAAACATTTTCTTTCAAAGATGCAAATTTATACGTCCTCATTATATATCACACCGCTACCATCAAAATTAGGTTTCTCCATCGCTATAAGATGACTTCTTCTTACAATAGCTTGAACCGGAAGCTCTATCTTATTGAGTTGTCCGCTTTTCTTGTCGGTTGCCCATGAAGCACGTATCTCGTGCGGTAAGTCTATAACATGATATTCCGGATTATGTTTGTAATATACCGACACAAAACCATTTTCGGGCAAAGCGTCTATCTCCATGTCCAATATGATACAATAGGGGTTAACGTCGCTTACATGCCCCTTGTCCGTCTTTATAAGAGGCTTGTTTGAAGCTTCAAACAGATACATAGCCAATACCTGTACTGGCTTGTATGTAGTGAACACAAACGGCTGTCCCATATCATCATATCTTATAGGAAGATTTTCAGAAAAATACGAGATTTCATTTCTGAAAGATATCCTGTCATAATAGGATAAATTCGCCTTATCTATATCCCTTACCGTTACGGCCATTGTACCTAAAAGTTCCTGGCTCCATGACTTGTATTTGTCGGTAAAATTTATTCCGGTTATCAATGCCTTTGTATGTATCGCGTTCACATAGAAATATCCCGTACCGAAACAGTTCTGACAGTCCGGCAATGCAGATTCTTTTCCATGACACGGACAACGCAAAGCACGCATTATCTCCACGTCGTAACCTTTGGCTTGTATCGCCTTGTCAAATTCCGACTTGAAAAATTCCGGTCTGAAATTACTCAATCCGGAAGACGGGGACTGTAATATGTTTCTTGTTTCTCCCATAACTTAGAATACTGCAAATTTAACCTCGTCGTACACTAACTTCAATCTTCCTACCGTTTCCTTTATCTCTTTCAGATATTCCAATATACGAGCCGAATATCCCGAAGATGTCGCAGAAGCCGTTGTATTTATACTTTGACTTAATCCGTCTATGCTTAAAGACTGTCCAGAAACGCCAGCAATACCCAAAATCAAATCCCCGGCAATTCCCAAAGGCGATAATGCAACAAGTTTTCCCAACAAATTAATCAAGTCCATAGGCATCTGGTCTACGTCCCATCCGGTTATGTACTGCACCCTCCAATAATCCGGTATATACTGGAAACGCTGCATACCAATTTGAGACGTTATACCCGTCAATATTATTTCCGCATTCCCCTGTGTCGTGGAAGACCCCGTAGGAACAACACTCAGCCTTCTTTTCCCTTGTCCCATACCACTGTCATACTCGCATGACAGCCAGCCTTGGGGATATATAATCTGCTCTATCTTATTGAGCATTCCAATCATGCTTAACGGCTCCCTTACCGGATATGACGGGAACAATATAGGGAATTGCTGCCAATAGTCCTTTTGGTAATAAGTCAAAGATTGGTCGATTAACTGCTTGACAAACTTCAAATTGAACCAATTCTCAACCTCTCTTTGTGCTGATTCTATATAGAAGCGCATGGATTCGTCCGTAAATGATGCTCCCTGCCCTCCATCAATGGTTATTCCGTATAGGTATGTCTGCCATATCTCGGCTACAGACAACACAAGTCCGGAATTTTTCTTGTATTTTATCGTAAACGTCAATCGACCCATCTTTGTAAAGTATTTTTATTTAGACAAAATCATATCTATAATTTCCTCTTTCTTTTTGCCTTTAAGGTCTTCTTCTTTAAAAGAGCCTCCGTCTTCTGTCATTGCAAGTTCTTTCAATTCGTCAACCTTCATTTTCTTAAGAGCCGTCTTCACCTCATCGTCCTCTTCTTCCTTAATAGAAACTTCCTGTTTTGGTTCCGGTTCGGGGGCTACTGCCTGCGTTTCCTTGTTTCCTGCCTTCAAGTCCTCGACGCATTTCTTCCATACTTCAATTTCCTTTTCTTTCTTGGAAATTTCAACCTTCTGCGCCTCGACGATATTCTTAAGACGTTTTATTTCCTCTTCATATTCCTTGTTCCCTTCTTTCACTTCCGAACGAAGTTTTTCTTCAAGGCGTGTTTTGAATTCCGGTTCCTCACCTTCCTTGTAAATATCGGGAAGTTTACGACTTACTATTTCTTGATAGAGTTCTTCCGATACTTCCGCTCTACCATTAACAAACTGTACCGGACCACCATTAAGTACAATTCTGTGGTTGTTATACACCCGGCTTTTTAAAATCACTTTTTCCATAATACAAAATTTTTAAACAAAAAGGGAAGGAGTTCAATTACTCCCTCCCTTTCACTTTTCACTTTTTAAACTTATAAATCTATATCAAGCCAATTACAAGCCCTCCTCACCAATGTTAATGATACGTACAATCTTTGCAGGCTGATACAATACCGGGGTACCGTAGTTCAGAATTGCAAAGCGCTTGCTTGGAGATGTAACAGCGAAGTCCATCTTCATAGTATCAGCAAACTGCAAGTATTCGTTAATCTGACTGTCATTGTAGTATACCAAAGCTGACTTGGTGCCTGCAATGATACGGTTGCGGTCACGTACACAATTTGCGGCTACACCGTCATAACCTGTTTCCATCTGCGAAGCCGGAACCTCAAAGATAGGATAGTATTCAGTGTTTGCATTCAGAACCGCATTCTTCTTGGTACGGTATACCACGAAGCAAGTAGCCGGATATGCACCACCCACACCAGCAGTAAAGCCAAATTCTACTGATTCAGAAGCAGTTACAGTCTGGGCACCAGCAAATGTGATATTCAGAGGTGCAGATTCACCATAACGATTCTTTGCTGTTACCAAGTAGCCATAAGAGCCAGCATGGTTGCCGAAATTAGTCTTGATATCGGCTCCATTAACCTTAATGGCAGTACCAACAACCGGAGTAACCGGAGCTTTAGCACTTGTGGCGCCCTTGCCTACCATAATAGGCTTGCGTTCGTCGAAGAAACGGTCATTCTTGATGTTAATCTTACCGAACTGAGTTGTAACGTCGTTTACAGACTGTCCCATTGTTGCACCAGTTACAGAGGCAGCAAGACCTACAATAACTCGCTTGCTTTCGTGGAACATCTTAACGTAGTTGTTGAACACAATCGGGTTAGAAATGATGCGGTCGATATAACCGTTATAAACGTTCACTACAACGTTTGCAGCGTCTTGAATCAGACTGTCATTCAACACAGAACCTTGTGCGTCGATAACTGCCGGACTGTTGAAATAACCGTCTAACAGTTGTTCAGAAGTCTTACCTTCTGCCGTGCCACCGTCCATTTCGTTGATACCCAACATGTGTTGACGGAAAACACCGTCGAACTGCTCGGCTACACAAGAAGAATCAGCGTCAACAAGACGTGTGTCGATAATGGTACTCAGAAGGATAGTCTTATTCTCGACTTCTTTCTGATACATGTCCATATTGCCAGCCAATTTAACCAACATTCCCGGATGTGTAACCTGTCCGGAAACACCCATGAACTTGGTTACGATTGATTTACGTCTGTATTGAGAATCGGTTTCCTGCGGAGTTTCACCTTCTGCGTTGAAAATACCGACTTCCTCACCATACTTGTACAACTGGTTGTACTGGTGTACAGTGTTGTCAATCTTATGTTTAGGCATTTCCATATAATAAACCAACTGGTTCATACGGTTGCCCAGAATCTTCAAGACTGAATCCAGGGATTCAACTTTCAGACCACCACCATTGTTGATTTCGTTGTTATACTGCATTCCGGTCTTAAGACCTGCTTCCATCGCTTTCAAGATTTCTGCCGAATCCATGCCGCCCAGTACATCGCCAGTACCGTTTTGATTGCTATAATTATACAAATCCATATTCTTTTTATTTAATAGAGTTTATTTCACGAATTTTACACCATTCTTTTCGTACATGTAACGTGCGAGATTTTCACCTACTGTTTCAGCGTCCGGATTGATAAGGTATGCAAGTGCATCACTTTCCAGTGACTTAGCGATATCTTCCGGTGCTTCTTCCAAAGACTTTTCAATAAGCTTTACGGCCATAGGCCTGTCTTTCACTACGTTAACTTCGTATTTGCCTGCTTCGTCCTTTCTTTCCTCGAAAGATTTCTGAATAGCTGTCATATTGTTAAGTCCTTCTGAACGGAACATAGGAGTAACGCCAGACATTTTGTCCAATTTGTCGTTAATACCATCCACTGTTTCCTGGAACTTGTCAATAGACTTTTGGAAATTCTCCATCAAAGGTGCAAATACAGAACCCAATGATTTCATGATGTCTTCCTTGTCGGATTTCTCCACTTTTTCACCTTCTGCATCCTTATCCTTGGCGGTATTCTTTTCGTCTTCCTTCACCTTTTCTTCGTCCTTAACGGCTTCCTTTTCCAGCTTATTGATATCCTTTTCCTCTTTGGTTTCGGATTCATGGTCTCCTGCTGCTGCTCCGTTTTCAGACTTTTCGATTTTCACGTTCGCCATAATGTACTCGTCAGAAAATCCCATAGACTTCATCAGAGATACGATAGGGTCGTTCAAATATTTTTCGTCCATCTTTATTAAACTTTTAATTGTGTACAAACTTATTTATTAACAGTTCTCAAATAGTCCTTTATAACATTCAATCCTACATTACCGTTCAGATAATAATTATAAAGCTCTTGAAATCTTTCGTCTCTTTCCACTATGATAGGGTTAATGGTAACGTTGAAAGACTTGTCTATTTTTATATTATATCCGTCCTTCTGTAGCTCTACAAGAACGTTATTGGAACCGTTGTTAATTTCTTCTTTATTGTCCTCTACGAAATCTACTGTCTGCACGCCCTTTACTATATCGGCAAATGAATTTGCATTTACGGGCGTCATTGTCATTGCTACGTTTGTGATAAGCGCTTTTGTCACCTTTTTAGGGTTGTTCTTGTCTCTTTCAAGTGCTCTTCCTTCAACAGAGAAACCCGGCTTTCGGTCGGTGCCGCTTGCAAGCATTTCCAGTGCCTTGTCATAAAAGGCTCTTGCTTCCGGTGATTTTTTCCACAACTGACAACGTACGTAAAACTTGTTATTCTTTACATAAGCATCCAAGGGGTGTCCTATCCAGAACCTTGATTTATTGATAGGGCTTCGTGATGGCAAATGGTCTAAATTGATTAGTCCATGTTTCAAAAAGCGGTCTATTACAAACCCGTTAGGATTCATAGATTCATCCTCCGAATCTATGGAAGAATCGGACGCCAAACCTTCAAAAATCATTTTTTCATATCTTCTATCGTCCCCTACCGGGTAATCCATAGGATTGAAATCTGATTTTTCAAAGTTTGCTTCTGTGAAAAAATTAAATTTTGAATCTACTTCAAACATCTTATAATAATCTGTAATCCAACGAATTAAAACAACCGTTTTTATGTAAATATCTTATAATCAGCATTTTATACCGAATAAATTTTATTTACGTATTTACCGATTCAAAAATATGAATTATTATGCAAATAGCCAAACTTTATGCAAAATTTATTCACTCTTGCTTTTTTAAATAAAAGAAGGGGTGTTTACACCCCTCCCCAAAACAATTAATGCAATTGCAAGCGATATTTAGTCTGTTTGAGTGTTGCCATGAAGTCTTCTACCCACGACTTTTCCCCGGCATATTCGGGGTTATTGTCAAGCTTGGAATAGAATTCCTTTGTACGGTCTATAATGAGGTCCACCAATTCTATAGGGTCGTTGACCTCTATTTCTTCACCATTTATCTCCCCGTCCTTGAAACGGCCGAAACCGCTTTGTCCGGCTTCCATTATCTTATCTTCATAGTCGGAAAGCTCCTCTAACAAATCGTCCAGATACTTGTGCTTGGCATTGTCTTCCTCTTTCCAATGCACATTTTTTGAACGTGTCTTAACGCCTTCCAGGAAATTAGCGAAATCGACAAACACCGTATACATCCCGTCCTCCTTCTTTGCCTTTTCCAGTACATCGGCTTTCACCTTCCCCTCTTGAATCATTTCGGAAATAACACTTTTGAATATCATCGCATCCTCTACAGTGGAAAACTTCATGGAAACCGTCAGTCCGTCTTCCGACTTCTCTATTTCCTCGCTGTTCGCTTCTTCGTTCGTAGTTTCCGTTTCCTCGTTCTTTGCTATTCCGTCACCTTCCGGGCCTTTTGGCTTGTCGTCCAAATCTTCCTTGCAAATAGCATTCGCATCGTTACAGTCCATCGTCTTTTCAACTTCCTTACTTTTCCAGTCTTCCGGCAATTCGCTTTCAAGACCCAGTTCTTTAGCACGTTTCTTAATCCACGCCTTAACCTTTTCTTTCGGCATATCAGAAGCACCGGACAACTTAATAGCGTCCTTCAAATCCTGTCTATTTCTGATAGGGTATTTCCCGTTCGGCATTGCCTCGCCTTTCTTTGCCAAGTCCTTTCTTTCACTGTGTGAAAAATCGGTCTTGTTGTTCGTTTTCCGTATCTCCTTAGGGTATTTCTCGCACACGGACTTTACCACATCTTCCGTCACCTTCTTTTCCTGGAAAGCCTTCATCACGATTTCTACTGGGCTGGGTTTCACTTCCAAGCCCAAAATCTTCTTGATATTGTCTTTCATGTCAAAGATGAAATCGTAGTCTTCCAGTTCGGTAACTGGGTCAATCCACATACTGCCGATTTCTTCCTCACCGTCAACCACCACAAAAGCCGGGGATTCATCGTCGACGTGTCCCATGAAGTAATGGATTTCCGCATTCTTCGTTTTGGCTACACCGACCTCCATAAGAGTGTCTTCTGGAACGTCTATTCCCGTTTCCTCGAAAAGTTCCCTTTGTGCTGCTGTACGAAAATCTTCTCCTTCGTCAACATGTCCCCCAGGTATGCACCAATCGGGTGTATAGTTCATGTGTTCCCCTGCTCTTTGCAGGATAAGCAGCTTGTTTCCTCTGAACAAAAGAACATCCGCATACTTCACTACCCCGGTCTTCGCCTTCATGATATCGTCGTACGCACTCTTTGAAAGCTTCTTGCTTTTCCATGCTTTCCTTGCCACATGAAGCGCATATACATCCGCAATCGCTTCCGTTATATCCTTGTCATTCCATAATGCGGCAATAGCCTTGAAAACCTTGTCTCTGTCTTTTTGCAATTGTGCAACCTTTGAAGTGTGCTCCTTCAGAAACTCGTTGTATTTCTTTTCCGAAATCTCCCTTTCGTCCTTGTCAAGTAAAGAAAAGCTTTTCAATACCTGGCTTCTTTCAGCAAATTCGTTTGCAAGTTCTTCCGTTCTTGCTGTTATCTTTTCAGAGCGTCTTAACAACTCCCTGTATTCAGACACCTTCTGTTCGGCTGTCTGTAAATAAAATAATTTCCGTAAATTCATAGCTATAAAATTTTCTGCTAATGTACGAAATTTGCACAATTTATCCAAAAACACAGACATTATCAATATAATAGGAGTTGTTTTTCTTCAAATCGGGCTTGTAGAAATATCTGTTCAGTGTCTCCACCTTTTCTATCCGGTCAATCCTGCCCCTCTTGTTCCCATACAGAACTATTCTGTCAGAAACGTTCAATTCCTTTACTTTTACCGGAACCAAACAGTTCTTTTCACACGTCCACACCATCTGTTCACCAGACACTCTGTTAAGCACACCTTCCTTACCAGCGATAAAATAAATGTTGTACACTGATTCGCGTGGCTTCATTTCGCGTACATGCAGACCGTTTGCAAGCGTATAGGAATGTCTTGTCTTTACGGCTTCATTAATCCTTATATCCTTTAGGAATTTCTCGCCTTCAAGCGTCCTTATTTCCACAAACCCGGTATTGAATCCTCCTTCCATCATATCAATGCTCCGTTTTCAAAAACAAACCTTCTTTAGTTATAAGCGCGTATTCTGGTCCAGCCTCTATATTATACAGTTTCCCTTCATACAAGGATAAACCTCTTTCCTTTATCTTCATCGTTCCTGCTCCCATGTGCATATATTCCGGATTGTCATTGTAGAATTTTACATATTCCTCTACATCCCCTTGTTCTATCTCTTTATCGGGACTTCTTCGACTGCTACCCCTGTTTACTCCGAAACAGTCTTCATCAGTCCATTCATCGAATGTCTTTTCATCAACAAGCGGTATCGTTACTTGATGCGGCATTGTGAACGCGAGATGTTTTGCGTCTTCACATACGGAAATTACTATCCCCTTTTCCAATACAACGTTTTCCATCTCTCCTTTGAAATCAGTACACTCTACACCCTTCTTGAATAGAGTCGTATCATTCATCATACAATAGAGCAATACATACTCGTCTTCCTTTATCTGGTCCAAACGTACCGGGATAACCTCCCAATTATACACGTCTACCTCTTCCGCGCTTTCCTTGACACGTTCCTTTGTTACCCTTGTCTTCCGTAGGGTCAGAACCTCTACATCTCCCTTATATCCGAAAATCATACCTCAAACACTTTGTCTCCAACATATATTTTTACTTTACTCTTTCTCTCTATCTGTCTCTTGTAAGGCTCTTTAGGCGGTTCAAACGAATGCGTCTCGTCATTCCAAACCATACCTTTAGGTACCTCCTTAAGGTCGCACCTGCAATAAGGATGCGTCGCGTAAATAACTGGTTTCCAATCTTTGGCTTTCACTCCTATATTATCCCCGTTGTTTATCAAGTCTATAAGCTTGAATATCCTCGGCTTGCTTCCTATTCCTGCCGTAGTGTACAACCTTATGCAATGGGCGCACGCTTGGGGATATACCGTCTTATATACAAGCGCGTCCGCCCCCTGCTCCTTCATTATCTGCTGGGATACCCCGGTCTGATAGATGTTCTGCATCTCGGTTTCCACTATACGTCCCCAATCACGGTTCCAGTCTTCCAAGGAATGCCCTATATTGCTAACAATATTCTGAACGGACTTCTTTTTCAAGACACCCTCTATCATTTCCTTCTTTATCGTTCCAAGCTCCAATTGTCTTTGCTGTTCCACAAGAACTTTTACCTCTTCTTCCGATACGGCATTAGACATTATCGTTTTCGCCCGTTCCCCCATCGTCTTTATATAGGAGTATGTACGTGTTGCTGCCGCATAATACACTTCCTGTTCCAACGGTGTAAGTGCTGCCCACTGATGACGGTCTATATACTTGGTAAAATCGTCAAAATTGAGTGTTGATAATTGTGCTGGCGTGAGTTGCGCACTCAATCTCCCAAACAGATAGGATTGGAAATAGGGTGGTAACTTTTCTATCTCCCTCCTCCATTTATAGCCATACCGCCTTAACAAGGACTTGTCTTCCGGTGTCAACAGTTCATCCCCCATTACATCGGCTACAATCCTTGCAAGACGGTAGTCTATTATATCATACAGTTTTTGTATCTCTTCCGGTGTGAATATCATTTTTCAACCGTTTTAATCATTTCCTTTACAAGCTCCTTTATCATCGCGTCAGACTGTGTGGCGAATATGGTCTGTGCAAGACCTTCATAACCGCATTGTATTTTCGGGTATCTGATAGGGTCTTTCACGTGTCTTTTCACTCCAATAAGACGCGATACCAAAGGTGTTCTTATACCATCAATTTTCTTTTCCGGCATTCTTCTTTTCCTTTATCTTATAACCGTCATACAACGATTCATCAAACATTGACATATCCGGTGCCGGGAAATATGGATTAGAAGGTGCATTTCTGTATAATTCCCTTCCTTCCGGGCCCATAGCAGCTATTTCCTCCATAGTTAAATCTTCTCCCATCCCTCGGTCTTCAATCTCGAACCATTCGCCGGCTGTCATATCAATTCCGTACTTTTTCTTTGCCATAATTTTACTCCTTTCTTTAAGTTTCTATGCAAATATACAAAACTGTTCAGAATTGAACAAATTTATAAGTCTATTTTTTTAAGAAACCTATCAAGTTCTTTTTGATTTAACACTTTATTATCATAAATCACTCCGTTATCGGAATTGCCGTCATATAATTTAACGGACTTGAATTTATCTTTCAATGGAGTTTCTATAACTTTCTTGAAAGAAGTTGATGCGCCTTTATGTCCTTTTCTCGCTATTTCTGTAGGAACATATCGTTTTGTTCTCTCAAAACGTTTCTGTATTCTATCCAAAGCCGTATCAAAATCGGTCGCCACTCCTACCAAATGGACATCATAACCTTGTGCCTTCAATTTATCAACCAATTTTTCAAGCTTTTCGGGATTTCCAAAAACAGCATCTTTTACAAAAGATGATTTTTTACGAATATAACCTTCATCAATCTGTTTCCCTATATCCGATACTTCCTCATGCACATAAGAAGCTGCCTTCTTCGGGTCTATACCTTTCACTCTTTCATAATCCGGTATCATGTCGCGCATTTCGTCCACATCAATAACTGGGAGCTTGTCTATAGAAGGGTCTTTCTCTTTCATCTTCTTAAGATAATACCCTTTGCCCGAACCACCACCGCCAAGCATTAAGTAAGCGCGCGGCTTGGTCTCATACAACATTTTCTTAAAATACTCAGATTTTATTTTGTTATGAACTTTAATCTGTCTGTCTCGTTTCCAAACACCGCCTTCCTTATAAAGGTCTTCCGTTGTCTTGGTTAAGTCGGATTTCTCTTCCTCTGTAGCCTTTCTTTTCTTATATGGCTGTCCAACAATACCAAGCTTCCAGTTTACCGCGTTGTTCACATACACACCTTGTTGTGCCTTCGCAATCTCCAGAAGACCGTCATACATTTCTGGTCTTCCCAGGCTCTTTTCCAAAAGAGCCTTGTTTATATATCTTTCTAACTTTAAATCATCGAAAGTTTCCATAATTTCTTATTTGTAAAGATTTTTCAAATAATAGTCAACTGCTGGTTTCATTATAGGATTATCACTGAACGACTTGTATTGTGCGAACGGGTCTTCTTCGTCCCCTTCCGGTACACCTTCCGGCTGTTGTCCCGGCTGTGAAGCTCCAAACATTTTATTCTGCTCTTCTGACTGCTTCATTCCCTGGTACACCTGGTTCAAAATAATGTCCTTTTCCGGGTCAAAGTCCCTTCCGTTATACTTCTTGAATATATCCTGCATGGAAACCATACCGCTACTCAGTTTTTCAGAATCCAGTTTTACCTGTGCTTCCTCGTCTTCCACTTCTATTCCGGTAAATGCAAACTCGTAGTTTTCGTCCAACTCGCTCACAATATACTTTGTAATGATACCTTGCAAGAATATCAATAGAGGCTTCAAACCTTTTTCTCGGCTATGCTTCAGTCTTTCGCGTTGTCCGTCCTGCCCGAATATCTGCTGACTTTCCTTGAAATTGAATCCAAGTTCGGACGGGTCTATACGATATACAGAACATGTCATTATGATAAGAAATTTTATCCATTCGTTAAATTCCATATCACGATTGCTAAGTTTCTGTAAATCAACCCATTCCAAATCAATACCGTTTATGACTGGGGTACGGTGCGAATTCTGGTATCCTGCCATCGTCTGTGTCCATGCCTGCCTAAACTCCTGCAATGTGCTGTTTGATATGTTAGGATTCTTTATATTGATAAACCCTTTAGGCTGCGAACCCTGGCAGTTATGGACTGCCGTATAGTTGGCAAGGAATATGTGCTTGTCATTGAATACCTCTATATCATAAAGTTGTTCTTTCTCTTTTACAAGTTTAGAATTGTCCGTTACTTTATAGAAATGGTAGTTCAATATTTCCGGTACACTGCATCCAGCCTCTATCAAAACCCTTATGAGCTTACCTCTGCTTATCCTTCCACCTTTTTTCACATGATGCTTAGAAAAAGATATATCACCTCCCTTGTTGTTTTCCAGTATATCCAGAGCCAGGGAGTTAGGCACCAAGTCCCATTTGTCCTTTGTTCTTTCTCCTCTTGATATACCTTCATTTTTATAATCTTGCAAATAACCTATTTTATTAACAAAAGACATTACATCTTGAATAACAAGTGTTACTGGGTCATTATATCTGCTTTTACTTCTATTGCACTCTCTCGCAGCAACCCCAACACTTAACAACAACTGTAATATATCTTGTCTCAAATCATTATTCACACAACAAATAGTAGGAGTTTTATAACCCATTATATTTGCAGACGTGTGGCCGTCTGCCGAAAACAGACCTCTCAAAAACGCACATCTCAACTCTTCCGGCAAGTTAAATACGGAAACGGGTATCTTCTTATCTCTTGTATATCCGAATCCTATACTTATAAGCCAGTCAATAAAACATGTATCATATATGAATATATACGGATATCCATATTCCCCGTCACTTCTTTGTGTGGAAGGATTGCCTTTCTTTATACGATAATTTATTCCGTATTTATCCAACACTTTAGAGAAATCACCAAAAAGTTTTTTATCTTTTGTATGGTGTGGGAAAATTTCAAGTATATGTTCCAACCAGGTACCATCCCCTAAAGCAAAACCAATCATTTCCCAAAAATACTTATCTTTCACCATCTCCAAAGAAGGGGTAAAAGTTTTTTCTTTTTTAAGAACAGCTTCCTTTGTTGGGTTAGTAAATTCTCTAAAATATTCTCTTCCTATGAAATAATCCTCCTCATGAAAATCTCCATAAGTATTTATATCTACCAAACAATAATCATCTGTAGTCAAATCCTTTTGTTCTTTCCATTTAGGAGATTTATCTTTATCCGTTATAGTCAATAATCTGTGTTCACGGCTTGTTCTTATCTTTAAGCCGTTATACAGTCTTGTTTCGTACAAATCATCTATTCTTGTCTTGTATGCGGATGCCTTGCAGTATTCCACACCATCAAAAACTTCAAATTCTGTACCTACCAAATCCTTTATTCTTCTTAAACCCTTATTTGTCGTGACGAGTGTTTCCGGTGAAACGCAAAAGAAATTCGCATTATAAGAAAAGCCCCATAATATCCAGGTTATGATATTCACCAACGTTTCCAATTCCGATACTCCATACCCGTTTCTTCTTACATCAGATGTCTTGTTTCTGATACCGAATCCAAGCTCCCACGGGTAATACAATATCGGTTCCTTCGTTATAGGGTTATGAAGAATCATTTCATCCCACACCATGCAGTAACGCGGCAAATGCCCCTTGAATCTGTACTGCTCGAAACCTTCCCTTTGTCTGGGGTCTACGCTGTCAAGAAAACGTATCAGAGAAGCATCCACAGCGCGGAACTTCTGCAATTCCCACATTCTGTTGCGGACCATTTCAAAGGCAAGCTGGTCTAATGTAAGACTATCCGACATTATTTTACTTACAAATTCCTGCAAACTGTCCACATTGTCCCATTTGTCCGTCCATCCTCCCTTTTCCAGGAAATCAACTATCTTTGAAATCTTTTTCTTGTCCTCGTTTGTCAATTTCTCATCCCCGGTAGAAAAAAGGCTCTTCTTCTTTCTGATTGTGAAACCCTCCTTCTGCTCGTCTTCCGAAAAATCCATAAAGTTCATTATCTGTTCCACGCGTGTAGAAACGATACTTTTCACTATATGAATGTCTCCCATCCGACGCAATACGGAAAAGGATAGAACCCCTTTGGAATCCTTGAATCCTCTTCCGTTGCCGGATATGTCGTTAGGGTCAAAGAAAACAGACTGAATTTTTGTAGGCTGTCTATTGATTTCTCCCAAATACAAATTAGCCTTCATTATCTCCCCTGCATCGTTTGAGTTTAACGCAGCCTGCAATTTGCTTTGGAATGCCATAGGTGCAGCCTTTTGCAGCATGTCTATCTCTTCAATGGACAAACTCGAAAGACTTGCAACCAAATCCGGCTTTTCCGCTTTTTGTATTATCTTTCCTTTTCTCTTTCCCATTGTAAACAATTTTTATTCTCCAGCCAATTGTGTAAGGTTTACCGTCGCTTTCTTTCCTCCTTCTACTGCCGTAACAACTGCCGTTCCGGTACGCTGTGCGCCAGTATTTGCATCCGCCACTACAGAATATTCAGTAGAACCCTTGGTAAATCTCGTACCACTCACTACAGTAGTGTAGTCAACCGTCATAGGTGAACCGTCATTCTTCCCATTCACTTTCTTCTGCTTCTTGCTTGAAACACCGAATATCTTTGTTTCTCCTGCTGCTGCAAATGAAAGTATTGTCGGGTCTGTAGTCAATGTATATTCATAGGTAACTGTCGCTGCAAGCTGTGTTAACATAACCTTTACCGTCTTGTTACTTCCAGTCTGTGTAATGGTAATAGAACCGTTATTAGCTGTTTCTGCCTTGTTCTCTGCTGCCACTATGCTATAATTCTCTCCATTGGTGGTTTCTGATGAAGTCTCGCTAAATCCGGTTCCAGTAATTTGTGCAGTCGTATCTACCTTCTCGACATCACCAGACGGTTTACCGTTAACTTTTTTCTGTCTTGTTGAAACAACTTGTAAACTCTTCGTTTCTCCAAGCGCTACAAACTGTATGGTCTGTGAGTTGGCTGTAAGCGCATAGTCATACGTCACCGTAGCCGCATTCTGTGTCAAGTTCATCTGTACGGTCTTTCCGCCTTCCTGTGAAATGGTTGCCTTTCCTGTTCTCTGTGAGGTCCCGGTATTCTCCTCGGCTTTCAGATTGTAGTTGTTTCCGCTCACTTCATAGCTGAATCCCACACCTGCCAGTTCTATATCCGTAGGATAAGTTTCTGCCTGCTGTTTTACCCCGTTCAGAACTTTTGTTCTTGTAGAAGTCACAGTAACCAGCTTTTCACCTCCTGCACCGTCGAACGTTACCGCTGTCGGGTCTACTGTAAGCGCATATTCGTAGGTTACAGTAGATGCAGCCTGGTTGCATATAATCTGCAATGTCTTTCCGCTTTCATTCTGTTTAACCGTCACTACCGCTTTTCTTGTCGTGTTGTTGGGGTTCTCGTCAACCGTTACTTGTCCTCCACCGTCAACCTTGAATCCGGTTCCAGATATTGAGAATGTTACCGGGACACCTTCTGGGTGTCCTACTGGTTGTCCATTCTTGAAAGTCTGCTTTGAAGACGTCACTACGCACATATCATCACCTCCCTTTGCAGGGAAATTGAGTGTAGGTTCTTTAGTCTCCAATACGTATTCCACAACTTCCTGCACGTCCGACAATACCGCGCCTTCTTCTCCGAATCCTTCCGGATATGAGATAAGCTTAACAAGCGCCTTAAACGCCCATTCCTTGAACTGTCCGATATTATAGGTGTGTCCGGGTTCAATCACGATACCCAGCCCCTTATAATATTCCACATCACCATAAAGGCTTTCTGTAACGAAAACCTTCATCTGACCGTCGATTCCGTCGGTTACGACGGTCATTTGGTGAACATTGTCCTCTGTTGTAAACAATAACCGTAACATATCCTTATGCGTTTTGTGCCACAAGTTCTTCGCGCCACGTATTGTTGTCGGTCATTACAACTACATTCAAATCCTCCTTTGCATCCAGACCAAGGTCAGTCAACGTGAACGCCATAGGTTTACCGGACATAACTTTTGTAGAGAGGGTTTTGCGGTCTCCTCTGATTACACCGAATCTTTCTGCGCTCTCATTCAGATTCACGCTATTAGGGAAATAAATGTCGACATCCTTCTTTGCCGGAACACTTGTTTTAATGGTGATTACACACGCATCTGCATCGTTCCATTCTGCCGTTACCGCAACGATTTCATTCAATCCCTGGGGGTCGATAATTAATTCCAAACCCTTTTCTTTTGCAAATGCTACAAGTTCCTCGTGCATCACGGCTTCACCTACATTCCATTTGAACCCAAGCTTCAAAAGCTCTGCACCGCCTTCCGGGTCCGTCACGTTTCCTTTAGGGGTAATTCCACGCGGTGATTCGGTAATGAATACTTTCTTCTGGTCGCAACTTCCGTCCGTTACCAATGTCACATCAATATTCTTGTCTTCGTCTAAAAATCTATACAGTCTCATAATCTTTTCTTTTTTAATGGTTTTTATTTACATTCAAATACAATTTCCTGTTCCACGGAACCGTCAGCATCCAATACGTAAACCTGGTAAATGCCTTTCAAGTCCACTTTCTGTACGCCCAAATCCTTCTGACACTCGAAACCCAGATATTCGTTCTTCTCCTTCATTGTCAGAATCTTCTTGTCAACAGATACGGTGCCGATAGTTTCTGGAATGTTGGTGAACTCGCAGAACTTGTTATTATGCTTAATACAAATCTGAGTACCTTCCGATACCTTTGCTTTGAAGTTCATCCATAACCAAGGAAGACCGCCTGCATATTCAGCCTGCCACGGATATTCCGTCAGATAGGATTCGGGGAGAATACTGTTATAGTCCTCCTCACTGTTGATAATTCCACTATTAGGGTCCATCTTAATAGGCAAGGAATAGGGCTGAATTGCTTCTATCTCCTGCTGCAAAGCCTCGAAATTGCCTTGCAATCCTTGTGCAACCTGTGCCCCGGTATCACCGTCCTGTATTTGATAAAAAACTGCTTTTTTCATAATCTCTAAAATTTAAACTTTAAATCGTTATACCATACGAAATTATCATGCCAAATATTGTCTGTAGAGAAAATGAGCTGTCCCATTCTCCAAACTCCGTCTTTCATCCATTTGCCGAAGTTGTCCCAAACCCCTTTGGTAAGTACCCATACTGCCGGAATACTGAACTTCCCTCCGGAAATCCAATAATTGCGCATGTTCCGTCTATCGTTGTCCAGTACCCATACCTTCTTCACCTTTGGCGGCATTGTTTGTGAAGTACCACCCGAACCTCCTCCAAGGTATGTGCCCGGATTTTCTTCCGTTCCGACCCTTGAATAGGTTCCTGGCAAATAATCGCCTTGTGCCATAGTCATTCTCCTTTCTTTTCCTTTATCGTCTCCGGTTTCTTGTCCCCGAACTCGTCGAAATCAGACAGATATTTTCTAATTCTCTGAGGTACCAAAGTAGGGCTTACCTTTGCCGCGTTCTCCACAATTGAGATTGATTCACGTATTATAAGCGCATTACACACCACGGCACGGAACCATGTGTATATCTCCACATTGCCGCCTTCCACAGTAAAGCTCCCCATCACATGCGAAACAATCAGAATAGCGGAATAAATGAAAAGCTTCGTAATAATCATTGAAAATCCCTTGCTTGAAAAGTCCTTGTTCTTGATATGATATACCCAGCTTACAAGTGTATCTATCACTATAAGAATCATTAGGTATTTCAAGAACTCCCAGTCCCGAAACACATATTTCTCAATGAAGGATGTCGTGTTGGAAAAAGAGATAGGTATGCTCAACAACACGGGAAAATATAAACTCATTACGTATTCCCTTATTTTATGTAGTTTCCCTATAATCATATGCGACGGAATTTTAGGAAATGGTATATGCAATATGTACAAGTTTACTCGGTGAAGCTTCCGGGTATTTCTTTTTCAGATAGTCGTAATGCTCTCTGATAATTCCTTCTGCCTCTTTAGGGTTGTGTCCCGATTTTGTAGCGGAAGCCACAAGCTTTTCAATTGTAGGAAAGCCATCTTTTCCTTTCTGCTTGTCTTCCTTCGCGGTCTCCTTTGTCTTGATTCCCTGGCGTCGTACCCATCCGTTAGCGGTCTTCACATATTCTTTCCCTCCCCAGCTTTTTACGGTTCCGATAGGTTCACCCTTCCGTGCCTTCTCTATATCGTCAGATACGCACATTCCGGCTATGCCCTTGAAAATGTTCAGAGGTGTTTCCTTGTATCGCAGCATGTCCCGGTTCTCGGACATTGATTTGAAAATTCCTTCCTTTCCCGGTATCACTTCCACCTGTGAGGGTCTTATGAACATAGGTTCTTCCTCGTAGAGGTCATTCAGCACCTTAACCGTTTCAAGTGATTTCCAGTCCGCGGCCGCGCATGCTTTCTCGAACTCGTCCATTTCGTTGTTTTCCGATTTGTTCAAAACATCAGTAGCAAAAGCCGCTACCTGCTTTGCGGTGAATGCCTCATAGTCGTTGTCAATGAGAAACTGTTCAAATTGTGCACGTCCGAACACTTTCTCTTCTTTTTTATTAATATTCATGAATAATGCCTTTTAAAGTTATAACGAAATTGCAATTACAACGGTAAAAATAGGCATTATCAGTCAAATAACCAAGCTTTTAACTTGAATATTTATCCAATACTGGGTATTTGTACTTCGCGCGGATAGGGTTTGTCTTTATATACTTCCGTCTTCTGTTTTCTACCCGTTTCCTGGTCCTTTCGGCTTTCGCCAAAGCCTTTTCTATCTGTTCGCGTCGCTTCTCGTCACGCGCTATGCGTTCCCGTATCATCTGTTCTGCGTACAGTTCTACGTCTTCGGTTTCATAGTCACTGTATATGTAGCTGCTTACCGTTTCCATACTCTATATGCTTCAAATTCATTAGGGTTGTAATTTTCGTATTCGGGTGCCTCGTGACAGCGATATTTCGCCACCAAATCAATTCTGCTGTTTTCTTCAACCTCCCTTTGTATTTCAGACTTATAAAAACGTTCCTTTTCTTCTTCTATTTCCTTTTCCTTCTCGAAATTGTCCTCCCAGTATTCCAAGTTCTTTTTTAGGGTGTAATAAAAACTCAACCTCTTTTTGCACGGCAATTCCTTTTCTCCACACGTTACAGTAGCACTTCTTTTTGCTATTCTATTGAACTCCTTGTCTTCCCACAAATAACCCTTTTCTTTTCTAAACCAAACTCTTTTGAGATAATAAACAGAATCCTTTACCCTTGAAACACCTTCCTTAATCTTCTCGAATCTTCTTGCAAACATATTCTTCCATTCTTCCCTGTCCGGCAATGCTATTGTATAGTTATTCAAATTAGGGTTGTATCTCATTGATTTAGTCGCCTTTTCCGGCTTCATGTATACTCTTTCTCCAAAAATCTCTTTCAATGCCTTTATAAACTTTCTCACTGTGTCTACACTGCATTTCATACGGCTTGCAATACGTTTAGGGCTTTCATAGAACGATACTTCGCAATTGTTCCATTTTATTGCCTCTAATGCGTGCTTATGCGCCATCTTTACAGCCTTTTCATAAACCTTGTCATAATCCGATTCCTTCCAGTCCTCGTTATTGTACAGCCATTCAACTATCTTTAAAATCTCGTCTTTCTTTGATTCCTCGTCATTCCATACGTCCAAATTATACTCTGCAATCTCTTTACAATACTTGTAATATCTTATCTTCTTTGAAATGTAATTCAATATCCTTGTAAAAATAGGAGACCATTTTACCCCTTTCTCCTTAATCACATAACGCAAATAATCCGGTAAATACATCTCTTCCGTTACATCCTTGAAATCCTTGTTTATGATTGTACATACATCCTTTTCGGGGAATTTAATGTAGTCATTCAGTCTTAAAAACTTGATATAATCCTTCGCTTTTCTGTAGGAAATACCCACTTCTTCCGCAATCTTCAATGACAGTTCTTGTGTAGTAAAACTTCTTTTCCAAAACGTCTTATACTGATACTTCTTCTGATTTCTCTTGCAATACTTGTTGTTTATCAATCTAATAGCGCACAATACGCAGCAATACTCATAATCCTGGATAGTCTGTATATTCTTAAAATCCTTAATAGGAGATTTAATCTTTTCTGGAATGTCCTGGTATGATGCCGATTTTTCTGTATCTTTTTTCATTTTCTATAGATTACGCTTCTTTTACAAAATTTCCATTTTTACAAATATCTTGCTCAAGGATATTAACGCCTACAAACACCTGCTTACAAAACAAAAAGAAAAGGGGAAATTTTTAAAAGCGGTATTTGTAAAAGCGTAATCTACAGATAACCCCTTTTCTTTTGCGGTTCCCAGCTCTTTTCAGAACTGAGCCGCCATTTGTTTAAGCACTGCAAACATAGGGATTATTTTTCAATCCACAAAATTTTTTCGAGAAAATTTTTGCCGGGCGCGCCTTTTTCCCAAAATCCCTTCTTGTTTTCGTCTTCTTTCTTTCGCTTCGTCTCCCCTTTCTTTTTTACTTCCGTTAACACTTTCCATATCTCACTTTATCCCCCTTCCCCATTTTTCACTCTTTCCCCTTCCTCCCCCAAACCCCCTATTGCTATATTGCAGTTCTTCCTCCTATTAATATACCCGTAAGGGTAAAAGAAGAAAGGGAACTACGTACCCCTTTAGGGGTTAGATAATACCCTTATGGTAAAATGTCAAAGTGTTGATTTCCAGATAGTTATAAATAGTAATAAATATTGACAGAAATTTCCTCGAAAAAGCCTACCTTTACACGTGTTTAATCTTAAAAATTGTAAAATCATGAAGGTAATTTATGAATCGAAAATTGCGAAAATTATCATCCCGAATTTTTCCGCAATCCTAATTTTTTGCTGGCTGTTATGCAAGAAAATGAAAGAGTATTATGACGAAGAATTCCTAAAACATGAAGAAACGCATTCCTATCAATGGAAATCATTAATGATACCGGGCACCGTGCTTTTTAGCGGTCTTGCAGGCGTTTTCTCGTGCCCCTGGCTACTTCTCCTTATCCCGTTGACGTTCTATCTGTATTACGCCCTGGAATGGCTTGTACGTGTAATAGGAGCCTTAATCAAGTATCACCCTGGTTTCAGTGGCGGTATAAAGAAATGGATTAAGAGAATCAAGGCTATAAACCATGACTGTTACCATGCAATCGTGTTTGAACAAGAAGCGAATGCAGTAGAAAAAGGACTGGTAGATTATGGTTTTTTGTCATTCTTCAAGTATTATTAACTCGATTGTCAAGATTTAGAAAAAGAAAAGGGACGTTTCACAACGTCCCAGTCTGTCGGGTTTCGCTAAACCCAGGTTCTCATACTACAAAACAAAATTGAATAATTATACAAATTGAATGTATATTTATGCAATAATTTTCTTTATGGAAATCGCGTTCTGCTTGATATTCCCGATTTTCCGAATAACCTCATTAGTGGAAATATCCCTATAGGAAGAAAGAATTTCCGAAAGTTCGGCAATCTTATCCACAATCACATTCATTTCCTGCAATCGTTGCCAGCTTATGGAGACGGAAAAATGATTTTTAATGAATTCGTCACGGGCTGTTCTCGCTTCTTCCACGGTTCGGAAATAACCGATATTGTACTTCTTCTTCTCAACTTCTATTATAACCCGGTACGGCTTGTTTTTAGACCGCTTGTCATAATAGTAGATATACCTATTACTTCTCGGTTTCATTCTCTGAATCCTCCTTCTTTTCGGGAACCGGAATAGTCCCCAGGCAGTGAACAAAGATGGCTGCGATAAACGGGGAAATGATAAGTGCCATAAGCATCCACACTCCGAAACTTCGGTTCATCCTTTCTGCCGTAGAACCTACCTCGGCACTCAGCATAAGATGAACGATAAAAATAATGATAGTTAAAAATACGATACCTGCATTCATAATTTAATCCTCCTATTATTTAAGTTCGTTAATGATTTTCATTGCTTGTTCTCTCAGAACCTCGTTATCATTTTCTTCTCCCATCTCCTTACTGATTAGGGATAACGTGCCGTCCAGGTTCTTCTTGTAGACGGCAATCATGCTCATGCTTTCGTCCTTTGCCGGGTCATACACGACCCGGTAGTTTCCTTTGCTTAATGTCCTCATGTTCTTGTAAAATATTTTTTATTGTGATTAAAACAGTCTTGTGTACATCCCGGCTACACTCTCGAAAATAGGTACCAGTTGGTCGCAATAAATGCCGTTGTAGGAAGCGATTTCTTTCTTGCTTACCTGGAATGTCTTTTTGTTGAACGTCTGTCTCTCAAAGAGTACATTGTAGAGGTCTAAACCCTCGTCATAAGTGATTTTAAGTCTGTTTGCACTGCTGGCATTGCGTGCCAGGGAAATGTATTGTTCGAGATTACCGTTTTCATCTTCTGCATATCCGGTAAACTTGCTTCCGGTCGCTACCACGAACTTGTGTCCTCCAAGTTGTTCATAAAGAGACAACATAATTTCCTCGATTTGTTCCTTACTGTGTACCATGACTTTCAAAATTTTATTTGTTTGACCTAATTAACTGTCTCCCTTAAGAAGACATTGCAAATATAGGTAGTTATCACGACATACGCAACTGCTTATGTCGTTTTAACATATAATTAACATATAACTCCAAAGAAAACACCCGGAAAGGCTTAATATGGGAGACCTAACCGGGTGTCAGTCAAACAAATATATAAAAATTAGAGAAAGAAGGTTTCTTAAACTATATCGGGATGAAAATATGTCGGATAGTCCCATTCCTTGATAATCTCCTTAAGTTTTTTCCAGGGAATGAAAATAGTGTGTGATGTGATAGCCGCTTTCTTGTCGCCAGTCCAGTAGACGGAAGAAAATACCGGGTTCTCGGACTTTACGATACTTTCCGTTGTCCGTCCCCCCATATCCTCAATCAGCTTGCTATATCCGAAATAGCTGATGTTCTGTCCCAGCACAAGACAAAGGATATCACCAGTCTTGCATTTTAGGGCACGGGCAACAGACGTTCTGTCCTCACCGCTTATAATGTGGCTGTCACGAAGCAAAACAAGCTTGTTGGAATAACAAAGCCAATCTATATACATGCTTCCCCCGTCGTATGTGAATTCATTCTTTTTGCTCATATCAAGTCTTTATAATCGTCTTCCATCCTTTTTATTTCGCTCGTCAATTCCTGGCTTAAATGGAATAGGAATTGTTTCTGATTGTCCTCCATCTCGTCCTCATTACAGCTCATCTTCCTGGAAAGTTGGTCTAAATACCGGATGAACCGCTTTCTTTGAATAAGGTCTATATAGGAGACCGTATAAAGAAGAACATTCATTCTTTTCTGAATTCCCGTAACCGCCCCTATGCACCACAAAAGGAGAGTGATAAGGACTACCGTAAGAACAATCAAACACACAAAAATCGCTGTTATCATAGCTGCAAATATATGAAAATAAAACAAATAATTAATACTAAAGAACGTTCAAATTTTCGTTCTTGTCAATATATACGGGTCTCGAAACAAGGGAACAAGGAGAAATGACAATGTATTTTCCCGGACGTACCTTTCGCAGCGTCATTCCCCGGTATTCGATAATCTGTCCGACCCATATGTAACATTCTTTCTTAATCATTGAGAACCGATTTAACTGCAAACAACTTGGTATACGCTTCTTCCTTGGTCTGGAAATAGTTAAGGTTTTTGTACCGTAAATTGTCCGATTCGTTTTCTTCCTCTGTAGTCTTACATATCACAAAACGGTTCCAGTCAATATAGTAATAGGAATTGCTGATTTTGGCACGCCAGCGAAGCTTTTTAAAGCATTTTTCTTTCTCGTCATAGTATAGGTTGTTTTCAGAAAGAACTTTGTACATACGTTCTTTTTCTTCTTCTGTAGAAAATCTGAAAAATGGGATAAAATCATAGTAAGAAAATGACATTCCAGTTTTAAGAAAATGTAATTCATTATTTCGTAAATAAACATGATAAAATGCTTTAGAAATATCTTCTTTACATTTGCGTTCTCTATATATCATTATCGTACCGTCTTCATGTGTCAGACAGTTACCGTCTTCCAGTTTTGTAAGAGTACAATCTTCATCATGAATAGACAAGAATTTCCCGTCTTTGTCGCATAAAACCTTTTTCATAATTGTAAAATATTTTTATTAGAAAACATAATTAATCAAATCAGAAAGCCAGGACAAGAACTGTATCATTCCGAAGAAAAGAAGGGTACAAGTGAGTGCACCTACTCCGTACCAGAAACGCACCCACCATTCACGATATTTGGCTTTCAATACTTTATTACCGAAACGACCGTGAAAGAAATTTATAAGCTGCTTTTTCATGATATATAAGTTTTTAGAATTCAACAAGGAGAAGAGGTTTACAGTTTTCCCTCTCTCTGACCCACATATAATCTCTTCCGAAACCGTAATCAAAAAGAGAATTGAACGTAACCGGATAATCCATAGAAATAAACTTCATTGCTTCTCTCAGTTCTTTTTCGTCATTACATTGAACTATTTTGTTAAGCATATTGACATAAATAGAGATTGCTGTTGGTGAATGATAGGCATTCAACGGGTTTTCTACAATTACTTTCATAATCAAATCCTCCTTTATGTTAATATATTTCATCCTCATGCAATAGTTCACAGTAAGCAGGAGTTTCAGCGTCCGTATGCTTATTGGTTATAAGAACTTCGTCACCATTGGTGTATATCCGTGTAGCAAATGCACCGAAAAACAAACTTTCTTTCATACCGAACAATATTACTGCATCATCATTTACATTTGCAAGTGCTGCAATCAATTCTTTCTTTGTCATAATCTTATATCTTTATTTGTTCAACATTTTGAGTTGTCTTTGAAGGAGATTAGCGCGGTTCTGTTCGTTGCTTGCAAATTCCATATTGCCGATAGACTTGTAGAACTCGACGTTTTCAAGTGCTTCTGCAAGCGCTTTTTGTTTCTTGGAAATCATAGAGGGGATTTCGTTGTTATTACCTCTCTTCATCATCTCTTCCATTTCCGTACCTCTCACCTTGTAAAATTCTGCTTTCATAACCTTATTTCTTTTAATTTGTTTGACCTTGTTTCCTTATCACATTGCAAATATAAGTCCTTATTTGGACATAAGCAACTGCGTATGTCATTTTAACATAAGATTAACATAACCTTTCTTTCAGTGACATTATATTTTTCGGAAATAGAGGAAAATGGTATGTGATTATCAGACAGTTAACCCTAACTCTGAAAATTGAATTGTTTTTCAGTGTACAATAAAATAGAGAAAATGAAAAACCGGGAACCGGATAAAACACCCGAATTCCCGGCACCCCGAAAACAATCAAATCACCTCGTCACTGACCCAATCACCAGAATTCGCTATCTCGTTTTCATCCATCAAAGGATAAGGATAAACGACTTCTTCCACAACTTCTTCACCTTCCGAAAGCATCATGATAGGAGGTACAAGCATGTTGTACGTCTCTTCATGTAGCAACGCTTTCGTACCGTCGTTACTCATTCGTCTTGTCTCCCAGTCTTTATCGAACTGTTTCAGTTCTTCTATGGGTATAACTAACCATTTCATAATCAATCATATTTTAGTTTATAGTCATTAATTACTTTCTCAATTTGCAAAGGTGTGAGTTCGTCATAGAAACCGATAAGCTTGTAGAGAGCCATATTTGAAAAATATCCGTCCAATCCTATATCACCCCCAAGAACCACCTTTTGCGGCTTTAAATCTGTACCGTTCACTATCGTGATAATCTGATGTTTCAAATGGACCTCTTTTCCATTCATAGTAATATTCAGCTTTCCGTTTATGTAAGTCACTCCACCCCAGTTATAAGCATTGTATGCTATATGATTTAATAAAATACTTATTCCAAAACTTGTCTGACCTACTCTTTGGTCGTATAGGAACCCACTTTTATCGGTAGTTAAAGATGGTATTACTTCCATAAACAACGTCTTGAATCCTTTCGTAACATTCTGCATTATCGCATAATCATCTATACTATCAAAGACAAAAGCACCGTCTGACCTGTAGCCGCTACTCTCTGTATACGCTGCATTGAATATCTCTGCATCATGTCCATTACCCGACAAATCGTCTATGATATTACGGGTAGGAGAAGAATTGTCCTTAAGTGATAAGTCGTAATAGACGTCCGGTTCCGGTATCGTGACTTTGCTTCTTTTCAACCATTCTTCATTAAGTCTTTCCTTCTCGGTCTCTATTTCTTCGGGTGTAAGGGATTTATTATAGAGGGCAAAATAGTAGATGGCTACGTTTGAAAATTCTTGGCATATTCCTAAAGATATATTGTATGCGTTCGCGCCCAAACACAATATATCTGAATCATTACTGTTACTTGAATTGATAGTCGTGCCGTTATAAGAAGTCTTGGTTTGATAAACAACTTCATTTGAATCAAACTCACTCATGTCATTTGACTTACCAAACGAAATTGTGGTTTTTACACCATGGGAGTATACCCTCTCGAATACAAAAGCCCCAAAACTTCCTATATCACCGGGATAAGTCCTTTTAGATGCAACAGCAGAACTATTCTTGATACGGATTATCTTCCTCCTGCATATTACTGTATAATCATCCAAAATAGGAAGTCCTGTACATATACCGTAATCATCCACTCCATCGAACACAAGTGCGCCTTCATAGGCAGATGGCAGTTGGGTGATGGTTATTTCATTTACAGAATTTATAGTGAATCCCGCACTGATGCCTTGTGTACCCTCTTTGTAGCACATAGGAATTTCGTATATACTGTCTCTGTTATAAGAAACATTCTTTTCAAGACCTTCATTATTCCTATAATAATACAATACTTGACCCGAAGCAAGACCTTTGATTTCTACGGAATAAGAAGGAATGTTGGATGTTAATGCGCTATAAGCAATTGTCGCATACCCTTTCTCTATTCCTGCCTCTTTATATATTGAAATAGAATTACAGCTTGTATTACTTCCGGTATATTTTGTAAAATCTATCTCATACTTACCGAACCCGGAAGAAAGAGAATAAGTGAAGTTCTTGAGAGCCATCTCATTACCCATCACTCCTTTAATAGAAGAAGGCTTGTCAATATTGGACAAACCGGACATAAACCATGCGTCCACCATAGCCTTATTGAAGGGTGGAATAGGAGGACCAGCCTTGCCAGCCCTCCTGTCAAACAAAAGACTTGTACCGACCCCAATCATAACCCTATATTGAATTGTGCAGTAGTACCGTCAACAAATACCTTATCAATAAGATAAGGCATAGGAGAACCCATATAAGCGGAAACCTCAGTTTCACTAATAGTATAAGTATCTGGACCAGTCTCACCGATAAGGTGTACTTTGACAGTACCAGCAGCCAATGGAATAATAAGAAACGCCCTTTTATCATCGGGAACCAAGGTGTACTTTGACAGTACCACATCTTCGGCTGGTGTGCCGACCTCGAAAGCGCGTGAAATCGCTGTTATGCTCTCAAAACCCTTGTTATTTGCTATGCTTACTTTAGTAGGATACATAATTATTTCAATTTAAATTTACAAATGATAAAAATACAAAATTTGCAAAATCGCGTCTACAGCATACTGTAGTATCGATTGCCCTATAAGGGAGAATACTTTCTGTATATAGTAAAATATATTTACGCTGTGAATAGCGTCACTTTCTTGCCGTTGCACAAGTCCATAGTGTCTACATGCAGCCAGCTAATACCGTCCTCCAGTCTGATAGGATAAGGAAGCTTGTCGGAATCGTCCACAATGATTTTCCGTGCCGCTTCCGCTTCCATACCGGACACAGTAACGTCAAATGCGCGACCTAATGCGTGCGCGCTCATATACGGCTTTTCAAGCATCGTCTTTTCCTTGCATAATATGCAGACATTACACCGCAAACCACGCTGGGAATAGCTGCCTCCGTTATTCCAGTTGTTGATAATGAAGGGCTTGCATAGGATTTCCTCCCTCAATACAAGAAGCGTTTTCAGTGCCTCGGTCGTGAAAAAGCTCCATATCTGCGATTCTGAATACTTGTTATACACGTGGGGGCATACAAGTTCGGGAAGCGTGAAATACCTTCCCAGTCTTCCAATAATCTCTTTTCTTTCCATAATGATACAAAATTTGAATAAAAATAGGGGTTGCAGCTATCTGAACCAGGCTTTCACCCCCAGCCATAACAGACTTGCAACCCCTACCGCCTTAGTTAACCTTTAAATACAACTACGATACAACCTTACCAGTTAATTATCACGATAGCAAAGATAGTGTTTTTATCTCAAAAATAAGCTAAAGTTCAGAAAATAATCGTTCGCACTCTTTCAGCTCCTTCTCCATTTCTGCTTTTATGAGAGGAAAATAAGTTTTCGCCATATCCTCGTTGATATGGAAATAGGAATCGTAATGGTTCGTTATCTGTATCTTCCCCTCCATCTCAAACCTGGAAATATGCTCTATTTCCTTTTTCATATTTTCGATTTTATTGTATAGACTATTTGCTTCTTTTAATTTCGACTTGTCCATAACTGCTTGATAATAAAGCCCCATTTCGGGGCTTTTGTGAAAATAATAAGTATACCGAAAGATTTATTCTACAATTTCCGCATCACTTTCCGGCTCGTATTCCTTCTTTTCTTTTTCTTGGATAGGGGCGTTCTTCCATTGGTCTATGAAGTGCTCGATTACACGACGTCCGTCAGTCACAACCTTTTCCAGTTTCTCGTCCGGTTCCAATAGTTCATCTGCCATTGCTGCGGCTATGTGCTTTGCCTTCATTACCTCTTCCACAAGGTTGTCATTATTCGCGAGTTCGTCCAGACTGCGTTTTGTCAATAGGTTGAATGTAAGTCCTTCGATAATCTGTTTTCTCTTTGACATCGCATTGAGCATAGCATTCATACGGGGTGCGAATTGTTCGGGCTTCATGTTCTCAAAGCTCTTGTCATCAAATCCCTCGAATTTTTCTGCCGCCAGGAATGCTACCTCGTATTCCTTTGGTGTCATTACTACGCCTGCCTGCAAGCACTCTGTACAGAATAGGATAAACTTCACGTTGTTTCTCAAATCTTTTTCCATAATCTTTTGTATTTTAATATATTGGTTATCATTCTTTTGTCTGGAATATCTTTCCGGTCTCCGTATCCTTCCAGGTCATTATCATGTTCTTTCCTGCCTTGACGCATACAAGTTCCACGTGTACCATATTGCCGTTCTCGTCCTTTATATAGTGTTCCGGTTCATATTCCTTGTCATACTCCCTGTACTTCTCTACGAATGTGTCATAGTCTATCGTCTTCAATTTATTTTCCCAGGTCCCTATCTGGATAGCCATATTGTCTATATGTCCGTCTACCACGCTTGATGCTGCCTGGTACGACATTCCCAGTTCTTCCAGTGCATCCAATACTTCTGTTATTCTCAGATTGTAGTCCTCATACTTCTTTATGTAGGACGTTAAGTCTATGCGCTTGTCTTTCAGATACTCCTTGAATTCCTTTTCTCTTTTCATGATGTTGTTTTTATGATTGTTCCACGTTTTACAATGATACAATAACCGTTCCAGGACCGTTCCCTACGTCATATTGTCCGTCATATGTCCTTTCCCTTTTTGCAAATTAACAATTATAGGTTGACGGTTTATAATCATGTTGTAGGGGTCGGACATAACAACCCTTTTCCTTTATGCCATAGGGTCTGTCCCTTTCCGGTTATTCATATCACTGCTTTATCCCTCCTTGGTTCCCTTCATCACCATTGTAACAAATGTATAACGGGTTAATAATAAAAATATGGTCTGTAGGGTATCGTGGAGGGTGTTTCTCTCTTTTTATTTCTCCTTGTATATCCCGGTCACTGTCCCTTCCTCGTCCGTTATGAATAGGGTCTTGTGTTCCTTGGATTCGTACACCCTTTCTGACAGTCTGGTTACTGCATGGGTGTTTCCGTTCTCGTCTTCTATGGTGTACATTATCCGGTTTCCTTTCTTGAATACGGGTTCTTTTGGCTGTTCCTTGTTCTTCTCATCGTCTTTCTTTATCCACTCGTTGCACTTATATAAGTAATAGAGGGCTTTCAAGAACACATGGAAATCTTCCTCGTCTACCATTACCATTTTCTTGTTTCCGAATCCGATTGAGAGGACCTTTCTCTGCATGTCATATTCCTTATGTAGGGGCGTTGTGAATGTGCTGGTTATGTAGAACTCCGCCTCGTTTATCAGATATTCTGCATTGCAGCTCTCCTTAATCTCAACCATCGTTTCCTTGTTTATGAATGGGTCCAGTACGTCAATCATATTAGACATCAAGTCGGCAATGAACTGTCTTGTCGAATTCTTTATATATGGTTTGTCGCACCTTTCCCCTTTTATGTACATCACATCGTCCATTTCTTCCTGGACCACTTCCATGTTTAATTCTTGTATGAACTGTATTACCGTACCCATATCGGTTCCCTTGATTATATGCGTGCATCCGTACTTCTGCTTTAGCTTGTATATGGCATTGTTCATCCTCTGTTCAAACATCTTTGTCTCTTTCCTTTCTCCTTCTTCTATCCCCTTGTAGAAATCACTGAGGAATTGTTCCACGTGGAACAATGGACTTTTTGCTGTTTGTTCTCCTATCAATATAGCAGTAATCTGTTTTGATTTAGAGACTGTTAAGTCCATTAAATCGCAAATATTGAATACTTTCTTGATACTGTTTTCTGTACAGCACACCAGAATACTGTTATCGTACTTTTTCTGGAATTCTTCTCTATCCATAATCTTTTTATTTTTAAGTTTTGTAAAATATCTATACTGATTGTCAAGAAAATAGGGGCTACTTCAATTTCCACCCCTTCTTTCCGTGTACTTAATAATTCGCAACCTTCTGTCTGGTATTGGCAACAAAAGTCTTGTTGTTTCCGGACAGCTTTATCGGACCCAGGTTCTCCCAGTCACCGTTTGCCCATGTTTTCGTTATGATGGAATCTATGTACTTGTCCATATTCTCCTTGATAAGCTTCTTTGCAGGTGCCAGGGAATGGAAGGTGAACATTACACTTGTTTTCTCGCAGTCTACATCATATTCCCACTTTTTCAATTCCTTGTTGAATCTGTCACCCTTGTACTTCATTGTCACGGGTTCACTGAAATATACTGTATAGGTCTTCATTTTGTTTTGATTTTTAGAGGTTATTGATTATCTGTAATATTGTTCCCTTGCTGCCTTCGCTATCGCTTCCCCGTATTCTTCCGGACTTGCCAGGTAAGGTATCTTGAAAAGTTCCGATACGAGTTCGAGCTTTTCCTTGTTTGTCATTCTCTTTGCCATGTCCTTTATAAGGTCTTGTCCGTTCAAGTCTATATATTCCTTGTATGCCTCGTGAAGTTCTCCACGTTCGTCCAAATCGTCGATTATTCTTCTTGTAGGAATACATCTCATTATCTCTCTGATATACACGTGGTAGTCTTCACTTTCTTCTATTTCCTTATAGATAGGGTCAAATGAATAGTTATCCATGAACTCCATCACCTTTTCTGCGATTTTCTTTCCTTCCAGTTTTACTTTGGGGTTTGCCATAATCTTTTGTTTTTATTTGTTTGACATCTTGTTTCTTATCACAACGCAAATATAAGACCTTATTTAGACATAAGCAAGTGCTTATGTGCTTTTAACATATAATTAACATATAAAAGGATATAATAAAAGCCAGCTATTTATCACAAACTGCTGGCTGTCAATTAGATATTAACTACTAATACTCAAAAAATGAACATAAAGTTTTTCGTTTGATTTTAAATCTCGTAGTCCACATCCCATGTTATCGAATCCAAAGATACGAATTTATACCCGGTTTCCTCTTCCAGGGCTGATTTTATTTTCTCTACTTCCTTGTCTGTAGGAGGAACCTGCATTATTTCCACATCCATAGGCACATGTACCTGTACCGTTGTGTCCTCGTCCATTCTCATTGTTGCGATTGCTACTATCATACTATTTATTATAGGGTTAATTAATCGTTGTTTTCTTCCGGTATCGGTTCGTTCTGCATCCATTTCACATACAGTTTTTCCATGCACATGTCAATTTCTTTCAATGCCTGTTGTTCGGTCAGACCGTATTCTTTTGTAAGTCTTTCCATTACGCATTTCATTACTTCCTCAACATATATCTTTACCATAACTACTTGTTTTTTAATTGTTTATAAATAGGTACACTATCTGTCGCAGACCATGCACCGCATGAATTTTGAAAATCATAATCTAACTAAAAGTCAAAACAAAATGTAATTATTTCTTTCCGATTTCAACACCTTTCATCTGTCGTAGGCGGTTAAGAAGCCGTTCTCTTGTCTTTGATTTGGACGGTTCTTCAATTATTTCGGCCTCAACTACTTCGGGTATCATTTCTTCCACAAACTTCTTGTTTTCCGTTTCTATTTCTTTCCAGTCATAGGTTTTTATGAGTGCTCCTGGCAGCATCACCTTTTCGGAACCCAAAACCGGGTTACTTGCAAAGCCGTTGAAGTCCTTGTAATAGGATGTGCAAAGCTGGTGCATCAGTATTTCGGGTCTTATTCCCGATTTTGCGGCTACCATACCCACTATTAGACTGTTTACGGGGATGTCTCGCATTACGCGGCTTATGTTCTCCTCACCGTGCAGTGTAGCGTTTATGTCTATCTTTCCGTCAACTGTAAGTTTAATTTCATTACCTTTTACTTCCTTCCGTGCGGCTTCCAACAAAGCGCGTATTTCCTTTAGGATATTGAGTGCGCTTCCCACGTTTCCTTTGCTCCAGAACTCTTCATATTTAAGCTGCAAGTCTGTCATACAGTCATTTATGATTTCCAGTCTTCCGGCTTCCGTTGCCACCTTATAACGGTCAGAACGCATCACGTATTTGCTTTGCCTTGCCTCTATAAGTGATTTGTGGTTGTTGAAAAATTTTACCAAATCTTCTTCTCCCAGCGAATAACCTTCCTTTTTCCGGATAATTTTAATAATATCCTTGGGGTTGTGCATGGAGCCGAACAAGTCCAGTAACATAGGGGTGAGTTTGGCAAGTGCCTTTGCTTTGTCATTGTGCAAATCAAAGGCATGGAAATACTCGCTCTTTACCCTGTGGAACTTGGCAAGAAGGGGCAACATCACATTTGTACGAATTTCTGTAGCGTCGTTTATTGCTTCCTGGGATGCTCCGCGTTTCGCCATGATACCCTTTATATTGACAAGCTTAAGGTCTATCACATAGGTATAACCTTCGTTCCCCTCATACTGCATAAAACGGTCGGGGTGTTCGTCAAGCTCCCTTCTTACCATCTCATAAGCTACGTACTTGTCTTGCATGTAAGGGGAAGCGATTAACACGAAATCGGGCGCATCTTTTAGAATGTCCTCTTTAGTATATTCTATCTTTTTTGCCATATATAGAAGTTTTACCCACAAAGGTAAGTTTTAATAGGGAAATAATCAATAGTTATTTCACCAAATCAATACCATGTACACGAAACTAAAACTTCTTCCTTTTCCTGTTCAACGAATGAAACCTCCGGTTCCACATTTTCACTGATTGTTGATTCAAACCACAGCATTTCTTCCGGTTTCGCTGTCATATCCGGTTCTGCAAATTTTTCTTTGTTCTGCATAATACCTTTCAATTTCCTTTTCTGCCGTTGTCAATTCCCACGGCTGTAACAATAAATCCATTTTCATAACTTTGCATTGCGGCATCCATACCCTGTCATTGTTGTACTTGACATTCTGCACTGCATGCACATCCACTTCCACCAAATAACGGTTTTCCTTTCCTATGACTATAGGTTCAAAATTAACCGCATAGCATGCCATCTTATGTACAAAGTCTCCCTTATCCTTGTACTCCAGGACGAAATTGCATATGAAGCCGTCGTTGGTGTCGTTATAAGTCTTCGTAACCTTCTTTTGATAGAGGTAAGCGATTATCTTCTGTATCATAAATCCCAATCCTTTAGCGCCATCTCCAAGCATTGGCTTATACTTAACTTCGGGTCTTCCTTTAGGTATTCGAGTGCTGTAATAGCTACTTCCGGTTCAAGCCCGTATCTGCTTGCCTTAATCATGCACTCCAACCAATAGGTTCTTTCTTCTGTATAGGTCATTCTTTACCCTCCTTTTTCTTTTCTACCAATTCCAAATTTTGAGGTATGAACGCGCGCTGTTCACCGTCTATCTTCAAGTGATAATAGCGGTTGCTTTCCGTTCCGCATATACTTGCTACTTCCGTAATCTGTCCTATTAGCATCATGTTAGAACAATGGAGTATCTTCACCTTGTCGCCTACTCCGAATTTCTTAGTTTTCATAATCCTTGTCTACTTTATAGTTAAACGCTTCCAGAAATGCCTCTACTACCATTTTGTTGAGTATGGTTTCTTCCTGGTGTGTATAGATAGGGATAAGGTGGTGTTTCCGGCACCACATATCCATCATCTTCGATTCCGCAAACTGCCACAGAAGCTTTTCATAGCTTTCTTCTGTGTGCACCTGGACTTCTCCTTTGGGGTTCGTTATTCGTATCATAGTATATTAATTGTTTAGCTTCTTTTCTTATCGCAATGCAAAAATAAGATTATGTTATGACATAAGCAACTGCGTATGTCATTTTAACATAAGATTAACATATCAGTCCTTTTCCACATATTCGATTATAGGAGTTTCCTCTACCTTCGTCAGTCTGCATTCGCCTACAAGGTCTTGCATGTATTCCAGCGCTTTAGTAGAGGCTTTTATGAAATCCTCATGCTGTTGCAATATAACCAGCTTGTATTGTTTCAGCTTTCCAGAAAAGGTTGCCTCACTGTATACGCCCGTGCATTTGTACCATCGTCCCCCGTGCTTTTCGTTACGCTGCACCGAATCTATAATCACCTCCTTAATAGGAGATATGGCAAAGTCCGCGTCTATATTGAACATCCCGTATTCGGTTGCCATTGTTTCGGCATCCATGTAATTTTCTGCCTGTACCGCTATGACATCGACAAACTTTTTATAAGCGCCATTTGTCGAATTCGGGTCCGGTGCCATATAGGTAAACGTGCACTCAAATATCATTCTTTTTCCTCCTCTTCCTGTTTGGGACAAAGCACGCATATAGGGACTGCCGGATATTGGCATACAAGCGGAATACAAGCCGTTTCCGCGTTCCTGTTCTTTCCCCTTATCCTTCGTATCAAATCATCGAATTCTTCCTTTTCCACGAAAAGATATAGAGGATGAACCTTGTAATCCTTATCCTTCTGTATCATTATTTTCTGCTGCTCCATGTGGATGTTCAGCATTTCTTGTGTAGGCAGGCATTCTTCCAGTCCTGTTACCTTGTTTGCGCATATAAGCGATACACTCTTTCCCGGTTCAAGTACGGGAATATACATTTTCGGTTTTTTCATAATTTCATATATTTACCTTTGTCAATTCTTTTTACTTCTCCTTTACTCATTTTCTTTAATAGGAAGTGGTCTATCCCACTTCTTACGGAACCGGGGTGAAAATCCTTTATCTTTGAGATGAATTCAATCCGGCAAAATTCAGTGCCCGGTTTCATGCGCTTAAATTCACGGTCTATTTCCGTATATACGGTCTTCTTTGGTTCGTCGTTAAACATTGCAATATACAAGCTCCTTTCTTGCTCTTGTTATGGCTACAAACAATAAACATTTTTCATTATATAATGCTTCTTCCGTGTTCGCATACTTGCTGGGTATCAAGTTTCTGTTTAGCAAGAAAACACGGTCTGCCTCCAGTCCTTTAGACTTGTGGATAGTGGATAATACGATACCTTCCGTATCGTCCTTATATATCTCCTTTATATTGTCTTCCAACTTCTTCATATCTCCCCAGTTCTTGTAAAGCATTTTCAATATAGTACACTTTTCAAGAAGGGTTACATAGGAAGGGTTATTTTTTGCCTGGATATCAGTAAAACCCCGTTCTTTGAGTTCCGAAATTTTCTTCTCGCACATCGTGTCCAAGTCTTCAATATGTTTTATCTTATCCACCAACGCCACAAGTGCATCACCGTAATCCTTACCTTTTATTGTCGCTTTCTTTCCCATTTCTAACAAATAGAGAAAGACTGTTGCCAAAGGTAGGTTGTTCCGGCATAGAATAAAATCCCCGTTTTCCGCTTCGTCAAACTCTCCTTTTCTTACAATACCGTCTATCGCATTAGGTGCAGCAACAATCCCGTTGTTAAAAACTTTTCGAGCTTCTTCGACTATGTTCTTGCCGCATCTGTATGTAATATCCAACGGTAATACTATGGTGTTGGGATAAGATTGCAAGGACTTGAAAACCTCTAAAGAACTCCCCTGGAAACCGTATATACATTGCCTGGAATCACCAACAACTACAAATCGACCGCTTTTCTTTATATAGCGTAAAGCAAGCTCTTTTTGTAAGGTATTCGCATCTTGTTGTTCGTCCAAGGTAACAATATCATATTTAGGGAAATCCTCACTATCAAGTAGTTGGTAAGGGAAATAAAGCATATCAGTAAAATCAATGTTAATTTCTTTTACTGAATTTATCTTCTTCATTTCCTTGTGCCAGGCATTTCTAATTTGTTCCATGTCCCCTACCATACGTTCCTGGAATTCGATATTCTTTTCAATACAGATACCCGGTATTTCCTTCTCGTAATCCGTAATAAGGTTGACCCTTATGTAGTTCCATATTATCTGTATCTCAAATAGGTACCGAATCTGCTGCTTCACGTCCATGTCCTTTGTTTCAAGAATTTTCTTCCCGATAACAAAACATTTATTCTCGTTGATTTTCGGCTTTATACGGAAATTGGAAAGCAGCACGCGCAAACCTTTAGAGTGAAAGGTGTTGACGTCTATATGGGACGGTAAACGTTCCCTCAATTCGTCCGCAATGCTTTTGTTGAATGCCATAAACAGAACCTTTTTATTAGGTGGTGTCCGTCTGCAACACTCCACTATACAAGTTGTCTTGCTGCTGCCTGCCGTTGCTTCTATGGCAATGTTTTTCCGTGTATTTTCATATGCGTCGAAAATGGCTAATTGTCTGTCACTCCATTTCATCTTGTAAAATAGGTTAACTGATTGATATAATCTACCAATGATTTATAGTCTTTTTCGCGCTTCATGTCCATTTTCTTTTTAACTACGCTTAGAACATCACCGAATTCTATATTATTGTAGAAAACGGTCCTGTTGTAGTCTATCTTATTCATTACCCATATGTCTACGTCCACATCCTCTATCTTTATACGATATAGAGGACTTGTTTCCGAATATTCGGAAAGGATGTCGCTTTTCATGTCCTTGTTTATCCCTGCCATTGTCTTTAAAACGCGTAATGAATCGTCGCTTATCCCTTCCATCTCTATATCAAGGTCGTGTGGTTCCACATTGAAACCATGTATATACATAGCCATACTTCCACCCACAACCATGCGTTTACACTGCAAATTGTTCTTTAATACGTTCAAAACTTTAAACAATTTGTTAACTTTCTCTTCTTTAGTCCAAACAAAATCTTCATTCATAATTCTATCATTTTATCAAGTTCGTAATTATCAAAATTCTTGTAATCTGCCAGCATGTCGGCCACATGATTTCCGTATATTATAGGGTTGTTTACATCCTTTTCATGCCCTCGGACTTTCATAAACCGTACGACCATCCGTCTACGCTCGCATAGTTCTTGTTTTATTTTTTCTATAATATCCTTGTTTACCGTCGGTCTTAATTCCGGGTCTGTCATACAGCTAACCGCATACTGGCTATCGCTCCATATCGTAACCTTTAGAGGTACATCCTTTTTCATACTCTGCACGGCATGCAATATCGCCCTTAATTCACATCTGCTTATGGTGGTGTCACTGTAGCCCTTGGAAATAAAGTATTCTTTTCCTTCTTCCTGGATATACACACCGCAACCGCCAAGGCGTGACTTCCATTCACAACTGCCATCAGTAAATATTGTTATTTCTTTTCTTTCCATTCTTTCAACTTCTTTATCAATGCAATATCCATCGAATCGTCACGGCTTACCTGTACGTCAATACCCTTGTTGACCGCATCCGTTACTTTTATCTTTCCGTCTAATAATTCGCGTATCTGCGTGTCTATTGTGTCACTGGACAGCAAAAAATAGACGTTCATAGTCTGCGTTTGCCCCATGCGGTCTATACGTCCTGTCGCCTGTTCCAGTTCTGCCGGACGTTGCGGCAATTCAATAAACGCCATGTTGTAACAATGTTTCTGCAAACCGTCTATACCTGTGGACAAAGATGCAATGTTGGCAAATAGGAAAGTCTTTTCTTTCTTCCATGTCTCAACCTTCCGCATCTTCTCTTCCGTACCGTATTTCCCGGTCACAACCTCACTGTTCTTGAACTCCTTTCCAAGCCTTTCCAGTATGTCGGTTGTGATACCGAACACTATCATTTTTTCATCCTCGTTCGCCTCGCTCCATTCCTTTAAAAACTGTACTATAAACTTTATCTTTCCATTTATAGACAGTTTCTTCAATCCGGACAACCTTACAAGCTGCTCCGCACGTATGGCACGTTCTGCCGCCTCTATGTCAATATTAGCAAGCCATTCGATAAAGTCCTTTTCTGCCTTCTTATATTCCCGTTTGTTGGTTATCGGCACATTCACCGTCTGTTTGATTATTTCCGGTAATTCCTTCACGACATCGCGCAATTCCTTCCGGAAATAACAGTAATGCTTTATTACTTTGTTCAGTTCCATAGTACAAGAAGCTCCGGTACACACAAGCCCGAACCGCGTTTTCTTTGCGGCACAATATCTATAGAGATAATATAACGAATCCGGGAATATCTCCTTGAACCTTCCAAGAATCCGCAATATATTGATAAGCTCCTGGGGTCTGTTCATAATTGCCGTACCGCTTAATCCTATTGTTTTTTCTGCATTCTCCACAATTTTCTGCACACATTTAGAGCGTATAGATTTCGGGTTCTTACATAGGTGTATTTCATCGATTACCGCTAATCCCCATTTCTTGGTAAGGGAACGGCTGTAACGAAGTTTTACTTCTTTCTTACCTTCCTCCTTTGCGCTGCGTTTGAAAAGATAGTCATAATTTATTACCGTAACATCCGCTTTCCAGTCCGTGTTGGTCTCGTCCTTTGAATCAATCACATGTACCGTTCTGTTAGGGTTACACAACTTCCATTCATTGACCCAGCTTTGTTTTACCGTTGCCGGACAAACCACAATGCAGGGGAATAGGTTAAGCAATTCTGCCAGTGCTATGGACTGTCTTGTTTTCCCTACGCCCGGACCGCAACCGTTAAGGCAATTGCCATGATTAACCATATAGGACACGCCCTCTATCTGATAATCCCTTAGATGTAGCGGCAATCCCAGGTAATCGAACATTTCTTTCAACTCCTTTTCATTTACAAGGGGCTTGATTTCCTTTAGGGGGATTTCTATCTGTCTTTCCGGTTTTTCGTTCTTGAATCCGTTACCCTCCAAGAAATATTTTAACATTTGAGATTTTTCTAAAGAAGGTTCAAAATACCACTCTTTCAAAGCCGGGTTATATTTGGCTCCGAAATCACGTTTCATTTTATTTACAAAATTGGCGTTATAATTAAAGCCAATATAAACGTAGTCCTTATCTCTATACCAATATCTCATTACCAAAAGATTTACAAAAATAAGAGGCTTATTTTCTCAAACCAGCCTCTCCCACTATGTCAAACAAACAAAAGAAACTCAATCAAACATTGAATTTTTCCTTAAATTCCTCAAACGTGAAAACGGGTATTCCGTATTGTTCCGCTTTCTTTTCCTTGATGGTTCCCAACCCTTTTTCCTTCACCACCAGGCATGTTGTTTTCTTGCTTACAGAAGAACCTATCTTATGCCCCATGTCCGTTAATTTCTTTTCCGTATCGGGCGAACGAAATCCGGTAAATACAACCGTCATTTGTCCTTCAAAGGTCTTTTCTTCCAATCCGTAATAAGTTATAGGGATATGTGCGGAATCATCATCGTTCACCCACCAATCTTCAATACCTAAAACAAATGCTAAAGCTGTATTAAATCCGACACCTTCAACTTTGTCTTCAATGTCAGCCGCCCAACTTTCATCACATTCTTTTGCAAAATCAGCTACCTCTTTACAAGTATATAACTTTAATCCGTCAAGAATTTTTTGGCATGTCTTTTCGGCTATTACACCCCCAAATTTATTATAGGCTGTCAATAATTTTGCAAAGTTCGTACCTTTCTTTTTTAAGTTTTCAAACTGTCTTGACAGTACCTTTGCACCTACATTTCCTATGCCTTCAATCTTCTTAAGGTCTTCCTCTGATAATAGAAGAATGCTATCCGGTGTCTTGTAGCCAGCGTTAAACAGTTTCTTTATTGTCGGTTCTCCGAACTCTTCAAAATCTAAAGTGTTGAAAAAATATACACATTTGGCAAGCATTACACCGTCACAATTTTTGTTGAAACAAATCAAGTCCACATTGTTTCTGTCCATCTCCAAAGGTTTCCCACAAACGGGACACTTGTCGGGCAAACAACTTTTTAAAGTAGGCCAAGACACGGTAAATATATGTTTCGGTATCACATCACCAGAACGGCAAATAATGACACGTGAACCTGGCATAATAAAATTATCCTTTACATAACGGGCATTATATGCTGTACATTTGGAAACCGTAGCTCCGCACAATTCAACGGGTGTAATGTCGATTACCGGGGATAATCTGCCGTCCTTTGAAATCTGCCATCTTACATTTTCTACCTCTGTTTCCTCTCTTTCCGACCAATCCGGGTTCTTGTAGGCAATTGCATAACGTGGATTGCCGTTCGGCAATCTTCCAAGCTCTTTTCTTATTTTTGCGCTATCCACGTCTATAACAAGACCATCGCATTTGTAATCATTTGTTATGCCCTTGAAAATATTGTCCATATATTCATTAAACATCTTTTCGCTATGAATGATTGTTTCTACGAATGTTTCTACATAACGAACTTTTACAGATGAATTGTCATTCATAAAGGCAATCATGCTTACCTTGTCCCAATCCTCGTTAGAATATCCATACCTTACATACTGCACATCCCTCATATTCGGAGATACAGTAGGAGAATTGACAAGACCTGCTACCGCATTTCTCGCTGACTTGTAATTTGTCCGCTTCTTTAATGTCAAGAAAGTGGAATTACGGAAAATGGCTTCTCCGAAAGTATAATATCCTTCTGTCCTTTTCACGTCCTTAAATCCGTGGTTAATCATCTGTTCAAAATGAGAAGTACAATTCTGTCCTACCTCGCCATTTCCGCGCGTCCACGCCTTCTTGTTATATTCGTCCACGCATAAGGAAATTCCATCAAATTTAGGAGTGATAATCAGTCGGTCTTCATTTTTCAGTCCACATGACTTTACCCACCTTACAATCTCGTCATAAGTTTTTACCTTTTCCAGGCTGTACATGGGGATAGGAAGGGTTTCTTTTCTTCCCGAAACCTCGTCATTAACCCCTTTCTTGAACCAATCCGCATCTGGGTTGACCTCATGCAATTGTTCTACAAGCGCGTCAAATTCCGCATCCGTTATTTCCGGTTCGCCTCTACGATAGGCGTTGTTATATTCTTTTATTTTACCCTCCAATACTTTAGGGTCTAAATTCGATTTAACCATATTATTATAATTTTGAAAGTTCTGCACGTAATTTTTCTATATTGTCACATTCATTCCTCTTAACATCTTCTTTAGAAGTTTCCGTGAGAATAACATACGCTTCTGGGAAATTATCTTTCAATTTTTTTGTTGTATTGATATTTTCAAGTGCGCATTTTGTCCGGTTTTTGATATTAGATGCTTTCCTATCTAACTCAATCATTCTATTGACAAAAAGTTTTGCTTCCGTCGAATTTTTCAATTCTTCAAATTTTGCATCAGTTATAAACGAATATACAAAATAATTTACTTCAATATAACTTACTATATTGTATATTCGTTCGCGTGTAAAACTTACCAGATAAATACATTCTTTGGTTTTTACTACATTAGGGTATTTATCCATAAATTCAATAACATCTTTTGGTAAATTTTTCTTGAAAAATTCGTCGGCAAATCTTCCAAAATCTTCAAATTCTTTTCTTGATTGTTCTACAATAGGCTTGATTATGCTTTTTGCAATCCTATCTTTTTCACTAATCGTTAATCTTTCGCTTGCCATATCAAAATTCGTTTTTCTTGTTAGCAATAAAGTAAATGTAATCGTCACTTCCAAACTTAAAATCTTTTCTCGGTCTTCCCTGCAACCGGGTATCTATTCCGATAGGGTTCAATTCAGGCAACTGGAAAGTAAGGTGTTTAACATCTTCCGTTATATCCACCGCTCCGCGCACTTCATTAAACGGGTTATCCCTTGTCTTTGTGGCAAAATTTTCCACCATAAAAACTTTATAGGTTCCCAAAAAGTTTACCGTTATGAACTTGTAGCCCGTGAGAGCTACAAGTGTCCATATATTTTCTATTAATTCGTTCATTATCCAAATTTTTTAAAGTCATTCACATAAACCAAATAGTCTTTCTCGTAAAACTTCCATCCGTCATACAACCTATCGAGATAATTTTTAATCATCCTCATGCAAGCGGCTTTCATATAGTTCTTTTTCTTATTTCTTTCGAGAAAGGCGTTCAATTCTTCGTAATTGTAACCGCCTTCTTCATTAAACAACTTTGAATCATCGTTGCTAAAATTTCTGATTTCGTTTATCTTCTCGTAAATGCTATTCTTAAGTTCTTCAAGTGATTTCATAACCTTATCTTTTTTATTTGTTTGACTTCGTTTATCTCTTTCTCACATTGCAAAGATAAGATTATGTTATGACATACGCAAGTGCTTATGTCATTTTAACATATAATTAACATATCACCCACCGAAAAAGTCCTTAGTCATTTTATCCCTTTTAGCCTTTATAATCTCGCTAATACCGTCTTTTTCAAGACCTTTCTTGTATCTATCTTTGAGAATAGAGGCTTTGTTTTCGTTGGACTGGGAGCCGAAAGAAGCGAACGCCACGTTTATATCACCTTCGCTTTCCGGCAATTCCTCACGATACCCCATCTGTTTTCCGCATACCTTGCAGTAAGGTATATTAATAGGTACGGTTCCCTTATCAGTATATTTGAACATCGGGCGTGTCTCTATAATTTCCTTCCCGAATTCCGTACATTCCTTGTTTTCACATTTCCAGTATATCATCTTTCTTTGTTTTTAACTGGCAATCCTTCCAATACCAAGGTTACACAATCCTCGAAGCTCATAACTTTTGCACCGTCTTCTTTCCACTTGTTGATATCTTCTTCCTCTTCTTCCGGTGTCGGTCTGAATATCTTCCGGCACAATTCCCTTTGATACTCTTCGTTCTTTTCCTTATTATCACCATACATTCGGCATTCTCCCAATGTATTATAATAATCTTCTTCTGTCATTCCTGCCTTAAAACAAGCAACCTTTATTGCTACGTTAGGCGCTATAAAAATTTTTCTTATGTATTCTTCCATACCATTATTATTTAAAATGTCTACGTCCATATTCTGCCATCAATAAAGAATCGGCAAAGTTATCATCGTCCTTTAGGCTCCTGCTGGACCGTTTTAGGCTCACATCCGGGAAAATACGGTGTGCCGCCACGATACTCATTTTCTTTACGTCCTTTACTGTCTTGGTACCATCATTTTTTGTTACCATCTTTATACCCTTGTGCATGTCCGACTGCCATTTTTTAGGCGGTATCTTTGTGTAGGGTAATCCGGCAATGGCACAAAAAAATTCCGGAACGCACGAATTATAACCGAACGTAAACGTTCCTTTTGCCGAAGAACCGTATAATGCGTGCACATCCTCTATTACAACGTGCCGGACTTCGTACCCTTCGACAAAAGCAAGCAGCCTGTTTGCCGTCTCTATCATGTCCACTACCTTAATATCCCTAAAGATGGGTTCAGCCTTGACAAAGGTTCCATCTTCCGCAATCATTGATACAAACCCCTTTGTTCCGGGGTCAAATCCCATAAATACTTTCATGTTACACCTCCAGTCTTGATATTCCGTTTTCTTTTATTACTTTAAGTTGCTTTATCTCGTCATTAAGCTTTGGCACATGCGTAACAATCAATATAGATTGTTTCAAAAACTCCGTAGAAGCTATTATATTTTCTATACCCAAAGAATCGCTGCTTTCCAACACTTCGTCCAGCAATAAAAAATCCATGCCTCCATATTGTTTTGTGGCATTAATCATGCTTTGTATTGCAATGATAAGGGCCACTTCTACACGTGCCTGTTCACCACCGGAATAAAAGAAAAAGCTTTCCATTTCGTCACGGAAAACATAGGGTGTTATCTCCTCTTTCAGCGTCCCGTTTGCATTCCGCTTGAAGCCTTCAATCATCAGACGCAAATCGCTTTTCATCTTTTTTAATACATCGTTGGCTGCGCTCTGGATATTCTTTATCTGTTCCATAGCCAGGTACATCTTAAAATCCTTGAATCGGCTGTCCCATTGCTGAACCTTGAAAATCTCGTTCTTTTTGTCAAGAATTTTTTTGTTACCTTCCTCTATGTCCTTGGAAAGTTTTTCTACCGCCTTTTCCTGGTCTTTGATAGAGGGTCTTTCCGCTTTCTGCTTTTTCAATTCCTCTATATACCCGGTCTTGGAATCAATAAGAGAACGGTTTGTTTCAACTTCTGAACGCATCTTTACAATGGAGTTTTCATATCCCTTTTTCTCGCGTTCAAACTCCCTTATACGGTCTTCAACCTCCATCAGCTTGTCAACCACCTTTCCACGACGTACACGCAATTTACGTTCTTCCTCCTCCGTTTCTTTCCTTACATCCTGGTATTGGGAGATAAGGTCTTCCAGTTCGTTGATGGAAGTTTCGTATTCATTCTTCTTTACAGTATTCTTATCAATGGCTGTTTTATAAGCCTCTTTGTCAGCCTCCAGTTCTTCAAAATCCTTGTCAGCATCCATAAAAAACTTATGATTGCAGTTAGGGCACACAATGACACCAGAAAGCAATACTTCGACCTTCTGTAATTTCTTTTCATAATCAGCTAATTTCAGCGCATAATCCTTGCGCCTTTCTTCCTTGTTTGACTTGTCTTTCCTTAACCCGGCTATTTCCGTGTCTATCTCCTTATAGGTGTCCTTGTAAGCATCCATATCGAAGCTTTCAAGTTCTTTACTTACTTCTTCTTTCAGCTTTATAAGCCCTTCGATATCCTTGTCTACGCCTTCGATATCCTTTTCCGCTTTGGGAATACGCATCCTTACAAGGTCTTCAATAAGAATTTGTAAAGAATATATTTCTGACCGAATCTCACCTATAATACCCTTTTTCTTTTCTTCCGGGTCTTCGCTTAACACTTGCTGTATCTGTTCCTCATAGGCTTGTTTCTTGCCTTCCGCAACATTTTTCAAGCATTCTTCTTTGTGCAATTCTTGTTCCAATATTCCGACTTTTTCGGAAATCACGCCTTTTGTCTTGTCAATATTGGAGAAATTGACAAAGCGACTTATCAAGGCAAGTTTCTCCGTATTGGACGAACGAAAAAAAGACGAATAATTACCCTTGGTTACGATATAATAGGACTTGGCGTCTTCCGGTGTAATCTCAATCCAGTTAATCACGTATTTATTCGCGTCCAACACAGTAGCTACCGTTACGGATGTCTCCACATCATCTTTCTTTAGGGTCAGTGATACTTTGGAAGAACTTTTCAACGGAATTGTACGCTCAATTATCAGCGTTTCTTTACGTTTTTGACAAAATATTTCAACTTTGGTATAAGCTTCTTTCGTTCCTTTACGTATCAGTTTCTTGTCTTCCTTTCCTCTTAGATTAACGCCATATATCGCGTAGAACAAGCCTTGTGACAAACTTGATTTTCCGCTACCATTGGAAAGCTGGTCTTCCTCGGTTCGGTTCTCTCCAGTCACTCCTAAAGTCTGCTTTGTAAAGGTGTAATCAAATTCTTCAAATGACAAAAAATTTCTTAATATCAATCTTTCGGGGTACATAACTTTTCTGTCAATTTATTTTTAATTTCATTAAACAAATCCTTATCCGACAACGCTTTTTTGGCGTTATCCATCCCTTGTCCCAACCGGGTTTCTCCATAATAGAACCAAGCACCCTTTTTAAAGCAAATTCCCTCTCTTATAGACATATCTATAAGCTCCTGTACCGTATCAAATCCTACACCGTATTCCAACATTACCTGGCATACACGGAAAGGGGGTGCAATCTTATTCTTTACAACCTTTATTTGTGTCTTATTGGCCGTTGCCACCCCATCGGTCTTTTCCGTGCCTATACGGGCAAATTCCGCTCTTTGGGTAGCGTAGAATTTAAGTGCTTCGCCTCCTGGTGTGGTTGTTGTAGGACCGAATCCCATACCCCCGATTTTCTGCCTCGTCTGATTGATACATAGGAGGATGTTTCCGTTTTTCTTACATACGTTTTTTAAGATACTTAACTGCTGTGACATAAGGCGCGCCACAAGCGCTATCTTTGCATCTCCTGCCTCACCCTGCAAAACAGCTTCCGGCACCAATCCGGCAACCGAATCAAGCACTACCAATCCGATTTCCGGCACCTCCAGCATCTCACGCACGATTTCAAGCGCCTGTTCCGCACTATCCGGCTGCGACATTATCCACTTGTCGCGGCTTAAATCAACTCCAAGTGCTTTTGCATATTCCAGGTCAAGTGCTTGTTCTGTATCTACATACCCCACCGCTTTCCCAAGCGTTTTCTGTACGGATGCACTTAGATGCAATGCCGCAGAGCTTTTGCCGCTCGAAAATCCTCCGTATATTTCGTGTATTCTTCCAAGCGCAAAACCACCTCCTAATATTTCATCAAATGCCATACTGCCGGAAGACACGGTATCTACCTTTATATCATTGCCTACTACCGCTTCCTTTCCGAAACGTTTCTCTATTCTTCCAAATAATTCCTCCAAGCCCATTATAATACCTCCTTTAAAATTTCCATTCCTTCATTATAGGAGTAATCATTCTGTTCGCAAAATCCCTTGAATTTTTCTGCAATATCGGAACCGGACAAAGCTTTGATTTCTTCTGCTGTCTCCACCTCTTCCGTTTCCAGTTCTACAGACTTCACCTTGACATCCACACCAAGTTTTCTATATTCTTCCTTGTCAATAGAAGAAATCGCATCTTTGGTTCCGACAAATTCAACACGCACAAAATCCCCCTTGTTTTTCTTCTGAAAATCTTTTACAATCTTATCCGCTTGCTTGAAAGTCGTGTTTTCCAGGTTCACAGTAACCTTTCTGTATCGCTTCCCTGTTGACGGAATAAACGCGTATGTAAAATCATCATCCAATAACCAAAACCCCTTTTTATCGTCTTCTCCGAAATTGTTCTGTGTGATGCTTCCAAGGTGTACAATATTTTTACCTATTTCCTGGAAATCGTGATAATGTCCAGAAAAGACCATGCCAAAATTTTTAAACAAAGAAGGTTTTATATCGCTTTCCACCTCGCTACCGTCATTGTTCCTGCTTCCCTGGAACGCGATATGCGTAAAAAGTACATGTGTCTTATGATTCTTTTCCTTCAACACATCGCCCATCCCTTTTAACCATATCGCATTGTCGAAAAACGGCATAAAATAGCATATTACACCGCCTATCTCGAAAGCGTCCAAATCAGTTATCAATCTGAACCCTTTATGATACTTGAACACATCCAGAAACGACCTGTCCGAACTATAGTCACTCTTATCGTGGTTTCCAGGAATACAATATACTGTGTGTTCCATCCTCGCATACATATCAAGGATAGAGGAGAAAGCATTTAAAACGTCCTGTCTCTGTGATATACGGGAATCGAATATATCGCCAAGCCACACATGATTGGTTATACCGTTGTCTTCCGCTACGTTCAATTCCTGCCTTTGCAATTCCGTTATTTCTTCGATATTGGACGGCTTCAAATGCCAGTCTGTACTTATTATCATTTTCCCGGTCATAATGCAGTTACCTTTAATGTATTGTCAAGATTTTTCAAAACATTATCTTTCTCTACTTCCTTGTCAAAATAGAAGCTTTCCCAGACATTGGATATTTTCAAAGCGATTCTGAACTTCTGAGTTGACTGTGAATATCCCTCGTCATTGTATCTGCTGATAGAGGTAATCTTTATCCTCTTATTGTTTATCTGTACAAACATAATCTTACCAAATTAAATACGTTCCACTCAATCCTACAAACACATCAAAATCTTTATTGAATACTCCATATCCAGCACCTACGGACAACCCTAAACCGAATCTTTTCTTTTTCTCCGGTTTCGTCCACATTGTGACATCGCCTATCTTTCCGGGTAATTGGGAAGTTATCTCCATACGGTTACTGTCTCCTATACGCTGATTTGTCAATAAAAACTTGTTGGTTAAATTGAAGTTAATCTTATACTTTGCCAGGTGTGTAGCCCATACTTGCAAATCATATCCTACCGTATCGGTTTCTTCCTTGAATGTATAGAGGCTGTCCGTTTTCTTCAATTCGGAAACCTCTCTTTCCAGTCCTTCATACTTGTATTTCCATTCAAATTCCACCGCTTCTACAAGTGCTTCTTTTTCCTTCAATCGGCTGTACAACTCTTTGTTTTCTTTTTTCAATCTGGAAAAACTTTCAGAGTTGTAAATCTTCGTGTATCTGTTTAAGGAATCAGTATAAAATTCTACTTCATATAGCAACCTTTCGTTTTCCCTTGCCTTCTTGATAGATAGAAATAACAATACGAGTAATATTATCATCCCCGAAATGAGAATTATTCTGTAAAGATTTTTCATAATAATAGGAATAATGGAAGGGTAGAAATTACCCTTCCTTGTATGATTTATTTTGAAGTTCTCGCTTTCAAGTTTCTCAACCGTGATGCAATGGAATTAGGAACGCTTGCTGATGCTTCCCTTTCTTCAACTGCCGTATCTTCCGGTTTCGTCTCTTCTGTTCCTTTTTCTTCGTCTTCCGGCTCTTCGTAATCCTCAAAAGGCAGTTCGCCACCTTCCTGTGCAATGTCGTACCATTTACGGAGTTCTGCTACAGTCAACTCTTCCGGTAATTCCTTGTCTTCGTAGTTATCGGCAATGTAGGCACGGAGTTCCTTTTTGAGGTTCGTCAATGTAGGATAACCGCCTGTCTTCTTTTCCGTCTTTGCTGGCTCTTCTTTCGGTTCCTCCGTTTTCACCTTCTTTGTTTCGAGAGCTTTTTTAGGAGCTTTCTTTTCCTTGATTTCGTCCTCTTCCGGAACCAACTTGTCAAGTTCTTCGAGCTTGTTCAAAAATACATCGTCCTGGAAAATACCGTATGATTGTTCTTCGTCGATTCTTTCCAGTCCTTCCAACTGCATATCCCAGTCTTTACGTGAAAATACGTCCACATACATATCATCCAGGGTAGGCAATTCTTCCATGATACCGAACACTTCGTCTGATACACGGTTTTTAGCAAAGAAATCGTCCCAAGTCTGACGCTTATTAGCATCCGGCATACCACAAGTAATGTCGAAATTTTTCTTTTTGTTTTCGTCCGTGGTAACGTTAACAATCAACGGATAACCTTCGTCCGGGTCAGAAAAGATGTCGAGATTAATAATACCATCGTCAGAACCGCCTGCACGTTCCATAGAAATGTTCTTCATTTTCTTCCACCAATCCGGGCGCAAATCAAGACGGTACACGTCGTTTTCTGCCCATACATAAGCCACATAGTTAAGCATGGCTTTCATGCCCCATACCCACTGTTTCTGCTTGTTGCGATAACCACTGATGGGATAAAGGAATTTTGCACGCTCGTCCTTGTCCTGGATATCGTTTGCCAGGTTATACACATGACTGATATAGGTCAACACTGCATCCTCGCCATTCATCCGGTTACTATGGATGTCAGAAGTAAAGACATCTTTTTGTCTGATTTCCTTCTTCCCGGTATCTTTTCCGTCCTTGTCATATACCGCACACTCAATAGGCAGTTTAACCGTCTTTCTCGGCATATAGGGTTTTCCTGTCAACGACGGCAATACACGCAATACATATCTTCCGTCCTCGCTCAAATTAAAAAATGAGGCCCTGCCGCCCTGTCCGAAGCCGCCACCCATTGTTGCGGCTGCTTTCCCTACTGTTTCGTCAATTGATTCAACACTCGCTTTCTTGTACTTACTTCTGTCAAATGCCATAATACAAAATTTTTAAAAATTAATAATCAGTTTTTACTATCTTAAAAGTATTTATCTTTCCTTCAATAAGCTCTTTTTCAAAGTCTTGCGGTACAATCTTTGGTAACAAATTGTTAAGTTTCTTGTCCTTGCTTTGTACTGCCCAAAATAGGGTGTCTAACTTGTCTCTCTTCGATTCTATCTCAATAAGATTCATCAAATTTTTCTGATACTGTTCATTGAGTAATATAGCATCCTCCAACCCTTTTTCAGTCAGCTTAAAAGATTCTCCATCAATCGTTATTCTTCCTCCATTCGTAGCCGCTTCTCGTCTTAATTTCTTCCTTAAATTAGCTGCAAACACATCGCAAAACAGTTTCTCTTCCTTCGCTTTCTTTTCGTATTCAACTTTCATCAAACCGACCTTGTTAAGCAATCCAGATACCGTTACCGCCTCTCCATAAAGATTCGAGTAATTGATTGTCGTAACATCATCGAGTTCTATCTCCTCGTCCTTGTCCGGTGATACCAAAACAACGGTCTTGGTACCGATTTCTACCATAATTTTCATATCAAAAATATTTTACGTCAATACTGTAAACAATGAATTAACATTCGCCTGCAAAATATATTCTCCTCTGAACTTATCCCACACAATCACGCCATTAACCAACAAAATGTTCTTTTTACTACCCCTTAAAAACTCTCCGTATTCTTCAAACAACTCTGGAAAAATAGTTACATTTATAAACTCATAATTACTTTCCAATACTATAGTGGCAAATATACCCTTCTTGCTTTTTCTCTCTATTATCTCAATTACATAACCGCCTATCACGGCACGACGGGTTTTCTTGGAATTTATGTCCCAAAATTTTATCTGAGACACGTCCTGGAACTCCGTTTCGTCGTCTAATTTAGGCATATGATATTCATTCACCAAATCATAATAATCAAAAAATGCAAAACCGGACGTTCTTTTTTGTTGTAACAACCACCACCAGTTATTGCGTTCTTTACGAACTTTCATAATATTGGTAAGTAAATCCTTATCCTCCAATACTTTGACCCGTTTATTTTCTCGATACATCTCAATAAGGGCCAAACGGTCTTTCGGTTCCTGGATATTCTCTAATTCGTCAAATGCGCCTGCAAATATCAAGTTCTCAATGACAGATTTATTTACCGGACTGCCTTTAATCACACATCGGTCTATAAATTCCTCCAAGGAGAAAAACGGACCATTCTTCTTTTTCTCTTCCGATATATATTCCTGCGCCCTTTCTCCGCATTGCTTTACTGCATTGAATGCCCAGTACATGCTGCTTGTCCGGTAATCGGACACGATATTTACATCTGACTTGTTGATGTCTACCGGATGTATCTTTATCTCACCAGACTGCTGTATTTCGTTTACATAATAGGGTATCTTTTCGTCCTTCGCAAACGAGAATGTAGCACTCCAATACTCAATAGGATAATGTACTTTAAGCCATAGGCATATATAGGCGGTCATTGCATAACAAACAGCATGGGATTTATTGAATCCATATTTCCCAAATTCTTCCATTTGTTTCCAAAGGTTTTCTGCATATTCCTTTGTAACCCCTTTATCTTTATATTTACTTGCATATCCTTTTATAAACTCTTCTCCATATAACTTTAGCTTATCTAATTTCTTCTTTCCCATACATTTTCTAATGGAATCGGCTGTTTCCAAGTTAAAATCTGCTAATTTTTGACAAAATAACATAATTTGTTCTTGAAAGCAATTATGTACTACTAATCCTTCGCATGTAAAACTATGTACATTTTCAACTTCCAAATCATATACATGCTTAACACCATCTTCATGAATAGAAAAAACTTGTCCCCAAACCAAATGATTTACTTCCAAATTATATTTTTTCAATCTTCCATAAAAAGTACATCCTTCTGTTATTCCTCTATCTATATAATAAGGTATTTGATTTTTAGGAAGCTTAAATCCAGCTTTTTCACTTATTGGTGTATTTTTATAAATTCTGAATCTTAATTTATTGTCTACATCATACCAAGTTAATAAATACAATCCATCATTCCCTTTTCTTATAGAAGAGTAAATTCTATATTCTTGCAATTTGCAATATATTTGCCAAGACAAATTGTTATTAGATAAATGTAGGGTTCTATTACTCATACATCCATCTCCTTCGAGTATTCCAGCTATCATATCAATAGAACAATCTTCTGGCAAAAATTTTGTATCAAAGTTCTTTTTCCATAAACCCTTCTTTTTTAAAAGAGATATTAACGGATTCGGTTTATAATTTTTACTAAAAAATCCATTTTTACCATTTTTCGCTACAAGCATAACACGATAAGATACTGCCATTTTCTCTTTTGATATAACTCTTTCATATCTTTTTATGCTACATATACAATCTGGATATACTTGCAATAATATATTTTTTACAATTTCTGCTACTTCCATATTCCCTACAGTAAAATATGGACTACTTGCACAACGCCCCTCTGCAATAAAGAACCCTATCAGCCAATCTTCCAAAGATTCTTTCTCTTCAATTTTTCTTTCTTTCCCTCTCCAAAAACCTTTTATAAAATCTTTTTTATTGATTAAATCTTTAGCTTCTTTCCACCCGTTTTGGGTTAAAACCTTATGGTCTGGAGTAACTTTTATTTCTCCTCCAAAAGAGGTATGGATAGATAAAACTTCTTTTTCTCCTTTATCTATCACCCTCAAAACTTTTTGGTAGCTTCCATCTTCCGTTAAAACTTTTTCACCACAAACAATATCTTTAATTTTTTTTACTCCATCTTCCAAAATAACTTCTGAATCCTCTGAAACACACATCAACCCGTACGTGTTTTCCACCACTTCTTCACCACCTATAGGCATTTCTTCCGTCCAGTCCTTTTCCCCGTTCTTCCGCAAAATATATTCATTGTGAAAATTGTTTTCCATAGGTCCAGGTCTATAGAGTGCCACGCATGCAGACAGTTCATTTATGTTTTCCGGTTTCATCTTTACGCAATATCCGGATAATCCGGCTGAACCAAGCTGGAAAACATCGCCCAGCCATCCTTTGCCTGCATACTCGAATACTTGTTTATCGTCCAAAGGCAAGCTGTATATGTCAACGTCTATTCCGTGATTTTCCTTTATCAAGCGTAACATTTCCTCGAACTTGTCCAACTGGATAATCCCCAAAACATCTTCCTTTAAGAAGCCTGCCTCTTCCACTTCCGAACCTTCCCAGTCCGTAACCACAAGTCCTTTTTGTGTATGTACGGGCATCCATTCATAAGACGTTTTTCCGTCCGGCAACACTACGGTTCCGCACGCATGCACTGACTGGCTTTTAGGCGAACCAAGAATAACCATCATATCATTAAACGTTTCTGTATGTTCCTTGACAAACTTCTTTAGGTCCTCTTTCCCACATACAGTCTTGAAAAACTCTTCTATCGTCTTTTCTTTATCATCTCCAATACAAGCGGTAAACCATCTGTATAACTGTACTGGTATACCGTCTGCACGCGCCATATCGGATATTGCCTCTTTTAATTGGAAGGTAGTATAGATGCCAAGCGAACAAACCTGCTCCTTACCGAACCGTTCTTCCATGTAAGCTTTTATCTCGTCCCGTCTTCTGCCGGGAAAGTCGGTATCTATATCGGGCATTGACCCTAATACGGTCTTTGCCCGACGCTTTATTTCAATATTTTTTACTATCATACCATTACTCGTTTATCAGTTCGTCACCTTCTTTTAACTCTTTGGCTCTAATTATCATTTCTTCACCATTCCGGACAATCTTTATAAAGGTATTGCTGGATATTTCCCTTTCTCCGTTTATTGTCACTACCTCTTCCTCTTCATGTCTTATCAAACGTCCTTTTGTCAAAAATCGACTGAATAGGAGTTCATATTCCAATGGATTTACATTGACAATACCAAGGAGATAAGAAACAAGGCTTCCGGCGCTGCTTCCGCGCCCCAATCCGACCAAAATATCGTTATCCCTTCCCCATCTGATAATGTCCCTCAGCATCAGAAAATAGTCCACTACATCACCTTCCTCTATGATGGATATTTCCGTATTAAGTCTTTCCGTCAGTTCCTCTTCACTGTATCTGTCCAGTATTTCCGGATGTTCTGCCAGTCCGTCGAACACAAGCGATTCAAACATTTCTGTATTGGAGACGTATTTCTTTTTCTCCTCTTCCGTCATTACATATTTAGGTGCATGCCTTACCTGTGTCTCCAACAAATAATTACAGTTTACCGATATATAATTAAGATTTACCAAAGCTTCTTCAAACAATCCGAAAAACTTGTCCTCGTCCGGTATCAGCCTTGACAGTTCTTCGTAATACTCTTGATAGTTCTTCATGTACTGGTTATCACTCTCATAATTCGCAACCTTTGCAAGCTTGTTAAGCTTTTCCCTTATAGGTGCATACCGCCTTTCAAGATACCAAGCGTCACATACTGCCACGGGCTTATACACACCCACGAACTTTTTCAGATTGTCAAGATATTTTTTATCCCGGTCATTCTTCTTGTATTCCACGGTATCAAGCTGGTAATAGGTGTCATTCCATTTTCTTGACAATATAGGGAGGTTTTCAAACGTACATGTTTTCGGGTCTAATAGCAGAAAGCATCCGTCTTTCATTTCCTGCAATTCCTTTTCGGTGATAAAACCTTTTTCGTCAACATTCAGAATTTTGTTTATTTTCAGCAGGTTGTTCCATCCTTCCTTATTCTTGACTATCAGCTTTACTGTATATCGCACGTCCTTCTGCTCATTATATACGGTAACTTCCATACCGAATATAGGTCTTATGTCACTTTTTAGACACGCATTTTGAAACTTGAACGCTGATGCAAGCGTATTCTTTTCGCATATACCCAGCGCCCTTATCCCCATGAATTTTGCCTTTTCCACCCAATCGGAATAAGAGTGCATTCCGTTCATCAATTCAAAATTGCCGTGCACACCTATATAGGTGTCAAATCTCAAGCTTTCGTCAAACAAATTTGCCTTTCCGATATACTGCAATCGGTTAAGTTTTACTTTATTCTCATCTCCCTTTTTAAGGTAATACCATACATCACCGAACCGGAAAACGTAATTGTCGCATTCTGTCCGGTCTCCTACCCACTGAAACGAATCGTCAAAGAAAATTCCGCTATCCTCTTTGTCCCATTGGAAAGGCTCGAACAACTCGAATGTCTGCCCATCAATTTCTACGATATAATTATCTAAAGCATTGAAAGACAAAAAGTTATCCTCCAAATATTTGATTAAATCTTTATACAACTCTTCCATGATTTTAGGATGTAAAGGGGAGTGAAGTGTGTTTTACTTACACTCCCCATGAAATCAAAATCTAAATAAAAACGGCAATTATGATTTATTAAAATGGTTCCTGCAACAAACGGAAACGACGTTGTAATGCGTTCCTATTTCCTTTGCAATCCGGCTGAATGAACGACCGTCATTCTTTGCAAGTTCTTCCCACACCTTATACGATATACTTCCTTTCTTGTACGGGTTTTCTCCTTTAGGTGAAAGGTTGAACTTTTTCTTGACATATCCCTTTTGGGTATTTATCGAAGCTTCCTTTGCATATTCTTCAAGCGTCTTTCCTTTTGCTTCCAGCCTTTCGACAACTTGCTGCAAAAGGTCTTCTTTTCTGAATCCGGAAACATTCTGCATTCCAAGCTTCCGTCCCACATTTCTCAAAGTCAACAGAGAAACTTCCATCACTTTTCCTTTTTCCCAAATACGGCATCCTTAATCTGCTGTACGCGTTCTTCCGTTGAACCGGAAACAGAAATGTAGGGTATTCCGTAATTATCGACAATCTGCTTTATTTTACGGTCTATTTCCTTCTGGTACTCCTCGTCTTCCGAACGTACACTGTCACCCTGCAATCTGAATGTGATAGGAAGATAGACAAGCAAAGGGAATTCATATTTCCGCTTTACAATCTGTCGTTTCTCCTTGAAATCTTCTTCTGCCAGGTTGTTGTATTCCGGGTCTTTTGGGCTGCAATTGTCAAAAAGCCATGAAGTGTACGCGTTCACATCAATAATACATCTGTCACTAATGGAAGGTTGTTTCATAGCATCTTCCATTATTTGAGTGTATTTGTCGAATATTTTCTTTTGTGATTCGGATGTACCTTCTTCATTAATGGTTATTCCTTCTTCTTCAACCATCGTTCTGACAACATTCGTATAAAACTTCCAGTTGTCAAATTCCGGTTCATTCTGCAAGGCTTTCAATAGAGTTGTTTTCCCTGTACCCTGCGCCCCGGTCATTAATATTTTGTCAAAATTTCTCATCTGTTGTCTCCTGCTCCATGAATTTTGTCACGCTGTTTGCGTGAAAACAGTTTTTCGATATTCTGTTCGGCAATCTTTTCCGTATCAAGACCAACACGGTTAATCATGCTGTTTATAACCTTCCAAGCGTTTTTCCAGGCTTCCAAAACAGCTTTCTTTCTTGCTTCCGGAAATACATTCTGCTCGGCTTCTTTCCAATCGTCACGCAACCACTTTTTAACCTGGTCTGCAATCTTTCCAACTTCCACGGGCAAATCAAACACGCCTGCACCTTCCGCATTTGCCAAAGCTTCTTTCCAATCCCAACCCTCAATATCGAGATTGCATTCTTTACGAATCATAGCGAGATACCAAAACATATCTCCGATTTCTTTAGAGATTTCTTCCGTTTCTGCCTCGTTATTGATTTTCTCGTAAGTTTCTCCCATCTCCGAACACAAGCCAAGTGTCACATAGGACAAAGCCACTTTTTCGTTATAGCAAGCTGTAGTAGCCGCCTTTTCTTCATACTCGAAATAATTCATACTTTTGTTCTTTAATTACACTGCAAATATAACAATTTAATTTTGAGATAAACAAATATTATCTCTATTATTTCAAATCTTTCATATCAATTTTTCTAACCATCTCATTTTGAAATAGGTATAAGGTATCTGTTCCGGCACGTCATTAATCCATATCACCACATTATCGTCATTCGGATGGTTTATCTTCACCTTATATTCCTTCCCCTTGTATATCACTATGGTACCCGGTTTCAATAGGTGGAACCTGTCCCAGAACATAACCGACTTTTTCGTTTTCTCCGAATATTGCAAGTTCGGCAATCCGTATTCCTGCAAAAACTCTTTCAAATAAAAATCTGAAAACGCCTTGTCACTGTCAAACATCGTACCAAGACGGAACCTTTGTTTCAAGTTCAGAATCTTTGCTTTCTTCTTCTCCGCTATGTCCTTATATATCTTCACAAGCTCGACACTTTCTATACGGTTGTAAACTATCGAGCGTAATCTACAACTCAAATACTCCAATTGCAAGTTAATTACAAACTGCTCCAGACTGATTTTCCGTGATTTTTCCATGTCCCTATTTTTGACTTCAAATCTAACAAAAATTAGGATAAATGGCAAAAAATCAATACTATAAATGCTTAGTATAATAATTAATCGGTTCCGTCATATTGTCAAGCGCCCATAAGAGTTCTTCCTGTGTCGCATCTCCAGGGTCTTTCTTTTTGTCTTCCAGTTCGGCAATCTGCACATTGAAGTACCTTTGTAGGGTCATTGATACCGTCTTAATCATTTCCGGCTTGTCCGGGTCATACATCAGAATCACATTCCTTATTCCCGGCTTGTCCCTCAATAGCTTTATCTGGCTTAACCCCATATTGTTACCGAACGTAAACACACACTTTATATCTGGTGATTCGTAGAGATGCAGTTTCGTATCTACCGATATATAGTCAAACATCCCTTCTACTATTATAACCGTGTCCGTCTCGTCCGTTATATTGTCATAGCCTCCTATCACATGAGAAAACCCGTCACGCGAATTTTCATATCTCAATACAAGCTTTTCCGTGCCCTCCTTGAACCTTTGAAGGTTCTCCTCGTGCCATTCCTTACTTTTCTTTGAACGTGCCAGCCATGCGGCTAATTTGCCGTTCATGGTAAACTGGAATATGAACTTATCGTGCAGCTTTCTTTCAAGAAAGAATTTTGTTTCTGCCGGACGGAATTCTTCATAATATCTTTTCACAAATCCCCTCTTATCCAAATATTCATCCTTATCTATATATTCCAATTTTTTAGGAAGGGTGCATTCCTTGATTTCCTCTGTTGTTTCCTCTTCTTCATCATCTATTAGAGGGGTCAATTTCTGCATCTTTATCGTGTTCTCGTAATCCTGCTTTATGAGGTCTTTCCTTCCTATCTTTTCCAAGAACTTTTTTAAGGTGGTTTTCATGCCGCATTTGAAACAATGAAATGCACCGTTATTCCCGGCATCATTGAACTTTATCCCCCATTTCCCTTTTTTATTGCAAAAAGGGCATTCCTTATTCCGGTCTTGCATGAAACCTTTTGCTCCGAACAAAGATAGATTCAGTTCGGATATTACCTCGTTTTTGTCAACCCTAAACATCTTTCCTCCAAAACATTAACCGTTTCCAAAAGCTTTTCTTTTTCGGCTTCAAATCCAAATCATTTGGTAGTGCATCCGCAAAAAGTTTTTCTTTTGAAACTTCAATAAAACGAATACTTGGATTCATTCTTGTACCACAATCTATATGACTGCACATAAATTTGTTTAAAGCACAATATTTACATCCACTTTCTTCTTGTTTCAAATCATCCTCTATCGCTTTCAATATCATGCCTTCGTATTCAAACACTTCTCCAACTTTATATCTTTTCATATCCTCTAAACTAATATCTGTTTAACTTCTTTTTCTTGTCTCCCTCAAGAAGACATTACAAAGATAAGATTATGTTATGACATACGCAAGTGCTTATGTCTAAATCACCTCTGTTTTAACATCATTTTGCTTTTCACCGTCTTCGTCCTTTTTCTTCCTTGTCTTCTTTCCAGATGTAGAGGACGTAAAACCCTTGTCACCTCCGTAATATTCGGCTGTCAGCGCCTTGTCACAAAAACGTCCCCTGCCGTAATCCGTCACAATGGTAAACGTATCTTTTACCGTATCATAATCACGTACCTTATCCATATAGATGCGCATTATGTTCTGTTTCTTTTCCTCTCTTGTCCGGTTCCCGGTGAACACAAAGGAAAACGGCTTTACAAGCGTCCTGTCCCCTTCCGTATAGCTTCTGTCTATCACTTTGTCCGAATTGTCCCATATTTCCAACGGCACATTTCCGGCTTGTGCTGCCGTAAATCCCACCATTTTAAACTCTACACATAAATTTTTCAAAAGTTGTGCACATGTCTGTAATTTTTCTTTTTTGAATGTAGGGTTATTGTCTACAACTCTATTTGTTCCTGTTGCCACAAGGTCTAACGAATCCAATATCAATACATGCGGATAATAACCGTTTTTCTTGTAATAGGAAACTATCACATTACGGATATCCACCATAGTAGCCTGCCCGAATTTTTCAAAAGAATAAACATCTATGTCCTTAGAATAGGATTTCATGTTTTCAAAAGCCTTTTCTATTTTCTCGGCTAACTTGTCATCTATGACACCTTTTCTGATGTTCCCGTATTTTTGCCCGGTCCAAAACTGGTCGTATCTTTCCAGACACGCACGCGCACCGCCCTCCAACTGTATATGCAAGACTGGGTGTCCGTCAAAAGCTGCCTGCATACCGTGATATCTCAATACAGTAGACTTACCGACACCCGAACGCATTATCCATAACACGGTATCTTCCATTGTGGCACCACCTTCTGAAATCTGGTCTATCTTATCAAGTCCAAACATTACGCGTGATGGAACCTCCCCCTCTTCTTCTTCCCGTCTCCTCTTCATTCGTTTGTCAAAATCAGAGAACACTTTCTGAAAACCGCCTGCCTCATGCCTTAATGATAGGGATAAAATTCTTTGGCTCTCTTCCGCGTTTACCCGTATAGCATCTTCTTTCTTCCCTTCTTCGTACAAATCATGTACTTTTTTGGAAAGTAGCTGGAATTCCACGTCTTTAATATACGCTTCCAGTTGGTCTATAATAATTTCCTTGTCTACTTTAGCGGCTGACTGCACGGCATCTATCGCTTCAATTACAAAATCACTGTCAGCGTATTTTTGGGACACCACCCCCAAAGAAGGAACCTTATCTTTTTCCTTCAATACTTCTGTTGCCTCTTTTAGCAAGAATTTGAAACCGGTCCACTCTTTAGGTATCAACTGATAAGATAGATGGTTTACCACTATCCGTGTGATACCCAAATCCATATATACAAGTTTGAATAATTCTGCCATGAATCCGGCAGACAACTTTTGCGCCATCTTTTTTGAATTTAAAAATTAGGGCTACAAACGTAGCCCTTTAACATGAAGAAAACAAATTGTTGCTGTTAAATCTGTTCAACCAAAACTGGTGAATTTTCATAGGTGATTTCGGGGTATAAACCTTTATCTATTTCTTCTCCTTTCTTTGGTTGATAATCTTTGCCTTGAATATAATGATTACCGTCAAAAGGATAAGCGCACATATGTTTATGCGGTATTTCTGTCGCTAACATTCCAGTCCAATAAGGATATTTAAACAGTCTACCGTCTTTATCTCTCGCTATATATACTTTCATGACATTCTCTATTAAGCGTTAATACCGATTGCGTTTCTTAAAAATTTTCCTGCATTCTCCACTGATACGCCCAACTTTCTCTGTATCAAAAAAACCATATCATTGACTTGTTCCTGTGAATCCAAATTGCCTTTCACAAACTCCATCATAATGAACTTTTCTAAAAATCTTTCTTTCATAACCTTATCTTTTTTATTTGTTTGACTTATCATCTCTTAATCTCACAATGCAAAGATAAGATTATGTTATGACATACGCAAGTGCTTATGTGTAAAATGTGGGTTGTTTAACATCATTTTACAATAAAAATAGCCTAATTGTTAGAACAATAGTCGTAATGATAAAGATTAATGCGAAATGTTTCCATATTTTTGCAGTAGCCTCCAAACCGTATTTCCGCTTGTCAAACTCGCTTAACGCATAATTCAAAGCCTCGTCTTTCAGTCCTTTAAACTTGTCATTCAAAGCCTCGGTTATATCGTCTGCGATAACATGCTTCACCTTTTCTGACACGGATTCCGGATATCCTCTTTCCTCATAGTTCAATTCACTCAACAAGTCATAATGAAATATATAAGGTATTCCGTTCACTTCGTAGGAAAGTTTAATACCGCTATCTTTCACGTATTCCAAAAACTTTTCCTCGGCAATCTCGTTTATCCTTTCTTGGTTGAATTCTGACTGCTTCTTTATCTCGTTAAAATATTCCTCGTCAACAATCACACAGTTGTTTTCAAGTTTCATTACATGTGCTTCCATAACTATTCTTTAGTTTTAATATATCCTTTCCCAATACACCAACACAGCATATAATAGGCGGCATCTATCAACCTCGGCATTTTTTCTAAACGAACGGTTCCATTATTCGTTACGTCTACATATTTGAGCCACCACAACCCCACTTTCTTAAATATGTACAAATCATATACCTGTATAGATTCCGGCAGCTTGTCGAGAATGTCCTGCAAGGTATAAGCAGGAAGTGTTTCATACGACATAAACCCGCAAGTCTGAAACTCCTTCTGTAAACTCAAAAACCATTTACCTTTTGATTTATCATCAATACGGCTTCCATGTGATACCCTTTTCCAGTACATACTTGCATCACTCGTATCTAATCCAAGCTCCTGCAAGTGCTTCATTTGTTCTATTGATAATACTTGTTCTGTTTTCATAATTCGTAAGATAAAATTACAACCGTTAATGCAATGAAAATGATTGCTACTATCAAGGCGATAGATAGACATCCCTTTTCGTATTCTTCATCTTCCGATGGTGTGTTTTCGTTATACCAATCTAATGGATGTTTTAATTTCATTTCTCACTCCTTTCTTTCTCCTTTTTAGCTTTATCACAAGCCGACTTCTTCATTACATACGGACAATCGCAATTCCCGTATCTTTCGTTATACCAACAGCAATAATTACACTGGTGCATCATTTACCCCTCCTCTTTTTTCATGAAACACATCCATATTGTCTTGCTCTGTCTTCCGGTGGTATGCCCAAATAAAGGCTTAAAAGGGATAACGGACAAAACTTCTGAAGCTTTTATCTCGCTTTCGTTCCATTTGAAAATGAGCGTTCCATTAGGTTTCAAGACGCGCATACATTCGGCAAATCCATCGTGTATAAGTGATTTCCAATCTTTTGGCAGTTTACCGTATTTCTTAGCCATCCATGAGGTTTCACCAAGTGTTTTTAAATGAGGTGGGTCAAACACCACCATATAAAAAGAATTATCCTCAAACGGCAAATTAGTAAAATCGGCTATCACATCCGGTTTTACATCTATAATTCTGATTCTATCTTTGTCCTTAGCTGTAAGTGTTTCTGAACGCTTGTCTACAAATAAAACCAAAGGGTTATGCTTGTCAAACCAAAACATTCTACTGCCACAACAAGCATCTAATATAAGTTTATCGCTTTCCATTGTTATTCCTCCTTTTCTATTTTACTCCATTACGATATATTTCTCCAACACTTTTAGGTTCTTCACGGGAAAATGTAACAGTTACTTTGCCACGACAACTAAACTCGACATTCATTATTTCTGATTCCGAAATTAAGTTTATCCAGCATAGACAATTATTCTTGAATTCATCTTGACATAAATTATATAACGAACATTTTGAACAATCGTCACGTTTCGTTTCCTTCAATTCATGTAGCACTCCGTCTATTCTTCCTAAACAAAAGAACTTTCCTTTCATTCATTTTCAATCTCCTTTCCCCTTAATCCGTTCCAGTACATCTTTGTTTGCTTCAAATATTTCATCAAAGGAGGGAATAGGTGCCCACATGTCACAAACGTAATCGCCATAATCTTCAAATTCAAAATCCGACAATGTTACAACACGAGGTCTCCCACTTGGCATAGGTATAATAAATCCGCTTACAATGGCTTCATTTGATACCATTCTACAAAGAACAAGTTCGTTTTGCTCCGGCAACCGTTCCTTAACGCTTATCCAAGGTGAATGCTTTTTCTGCCATTCTGCTCCGGCTTCAAACGCATTTTCCACCATTAACCTTATATTCAAATCTGAATACGGATAATTCTTATCGCAATATTCTTTCTCGGCTTCTTCTACTGTCTGTTTCATATCAATAACTTTTGGTTTTCTTGTATCTGCCACATTTCTTGCAGACGTAATATCTGGCGATATATTTATTGCATCCTAACTCATCCCATGCCGTAACCTTCCTTTCATACATCAGCTCCCATTCATGCCGACAGAACCATTTCTTTATAATAGCAATCAGATTCATACCTCAAAACAATATTTTAAAGTTCTTTCCTTTCAATGTCGGCAATCTCTCTTCTACAAACTTCCTTAACTCTTCCTCCTCGATAGGAAACAAAGGATTATACTTGTACTTGAACGTATGAATGTATTGCTCATTCAACATCACATCAAAAATTAGTGTTTTCATCAAAACATATCGTTATTAGATGGACTATACTTTTTGTACTCTTCAAAAGCAAGCTCCAGAACATCATCTTTACTTATATGTTCCAAAACAACATCTTTCTCTGTATATACTAAATATCTCTCTCCAAATAAATCCCTCCATTTTCTTTTTCCTCGCTCTCTTTGCTGTAATTTGAACCTATACTTTGCCGGACGGTTCCATTCCATAGACAAAGTGCATGTCAGCTTGTATTCCACGTCCTCCTTTTTAATAATCTTTTCTGTCATAACCTCTTTTATATTAAAAAATAACTTTCCATCCACAACACGGCTTCTTCTATGGTGCCTACCTTCTTGAACTTCTTTGTGACACAACGCTGCATGTATTCACAGCATATGTTTTCTTCATCATCAAAGTAGATGTTATATGCCCCGTTATCATCAGCCCCGGTACATGCTATTCCAAGCTCAAGGGCATTTTGCACCTTTTCCGGTTCGGTTGAAAAATAGGCATAAACCTTTCCACCCTTTACACCCATCAATCCGTTAAGTTCTACAATGTTGTTCAT